CCTCGCCGTAAACCGGGTCATAGGCCCGGATGATGGAACCGAGCGGATGCTCCTGATTGGCGAGCGGCGTCTGTCCCGACTGCAGCGTGGTGTTCGGGACATTGACAAACGCAATCGGCTGAATGCCGAAGCGGGATTCTACTGGAACAAACATGTTAGATTTCCTTCAGCACTGGCTCGGTTAACGCGCGCTCGACCGGCCAGCCACGGTTGATGCGGTTGTTTAGAGTGCGATAGTTCATGCCGGCTTCTGCGGCCCATTGGGCGATAGTTTGGGCCTTGCCGTTGAAGGTAAGCGAGCGGTTGGTACGCTTGTTGTTGAGGTTTTCGACGCGACTCGTCCAGCGACAATTTTCTTTGCTGTAGCCTTTGCTGTTATCGACCCGGTCGAGCTGATGCTTCGGCGTCGGCTTTGGTCCCATATCTCGCAAGAACGCGCGAAAATCGTCCCATTCCGGGGCGATTGTGATGCCTCTGCCGCCATAATTCCGGTAGGCGTCATTGTCCGGATTGAGACACCGAACCCGCATCGACATCCACACGCGATGCTCCGGCGTGTTAGCTTTGCCGTGCTTATGTCGAGCAAGATCGCGGGAACAGCCGCAAGACTTGCTGTTTCCCGTCTGCAGATTGCTCGTGGACGGAAACGAGACACCGCCGCAATCGCATTGGCAAATCCATATCCCGCCCCGCAATCGACGGACCACAAGAAGTTTGCCGAACCGCTTGCCTTCGAGATTGAGCGCCATATTATCGGCTCCTGATAAAAAGTCATCGGAGCGCCCAATTTGACATTCATTGCCAGCTAAGTCAAACCCAAACTATTCAGCCATCCTCAGTTTGTCAAAACGCCTTGAAGGAACGCATTGGACATGCAAAGGTTTCCGGCCCAGCCGATCAGCTTGACCATTGCGTCCTGATTGACGCTGAAACGGTCCGGATCGAGCGGGACCATGTCGCGTTCGCGGTGCGGCCGGAAGAAAATGTACTCCGTATTGAGGAAGTACATATGGTTGGCCGGGGCGCCGGAGCCCGATGTCCACGTGTGGCCCGCGCCGTCGATGACGCCCGTTCCCTGACCGGCCGCGACGCCTTGGAAGCCGCCGTCGAACACCACATCGCAATCCATGAATTTGAGATTGGCGTATCCCGCCTCACCTAAACGCTCGTTCGTGATGCGCTGAATTGCCTGCAGCGATTCCCAGTAAAACCGGAAGAACACATTGTCGGCGATGGCGATGTCCGGGCGATCCGCCTGCCGCACCTGAGCCAACCATGTGCGATTCATCATCGTCTGCATCGTCGCCGCTCCCGGCGTCAGGCCGGCTGTGGCAAACGATCCGACATTGTTTTGCCAGAACGGCCATTGGCTGCGGCTGATCCCGCCGACAGTACCGGAGGTCGGAACATCAGCCACCAATAGCTGAAGTCCGCCAACCTGCTTCCCGCCGTCTGCGGTGCCGTTGCTGTAGCAGTCACTCGACAGGTTGTTCTCGAAAGTGCGTTCGGCATTGCCGATGCGGGCCTCCAGCAGATTGATCATCTGCTCGCGGCCGGCGTTTTGCAGCATTTCCAGGCCGGAAATGGAAACTGCTACCGCGGCTTGCGCGATCGGGTATTGCGCCGCAGTGAAAACGTCGGACGGCGTAATATTCAGGATGTCATACCCGGAATAGCGCTTGTAAGTGCCGTTTTCCGAGTATTCCAGCTCTTGGACGATCGCTTGACCGCCGTCGAAGGTCTTAACCTTGCCCTTCTCGGACAATCGAGCGAGCAAAGCATTGTTTTTCGTGACGTTGTCCGCCAGCTTGCGCGAGCGGTTATAGAGGGTCGTGGTCGTGATTTCCGACCAATTGGTATTCGGACTTGCCATCTGGGTGCTCCATCAGGCGACCGGCTGATGAAACCGGCCGCACTGGGAAAGGGGCGTCTCTCGACGCTCCGGATTGCGGATGACGCTAGGCGGCGTCGATATCTGCCGCAGCGGCGTCTAGTTCCTCACGCAGTGAACGCGCCCTGCCGCGCTGCTCCGACGGCGACTGACCGGTTCCGGGAGAGCCGGTGATGCTCGAAGCTGCTTTCTGAGCCGCCACTGCCTTCGCTTTCCGGTCGGCTAGCGCCTGTCGCTTTTGCTCATCCGCTTGCGCGGAGAGGAGCTTCTGGCGGGTCTCGCGGTTCGCGTAGGCCGCTCTTTCGTAGAGATCGGCCAAATCAGGCGTTTTGCCCTGGGCTAAATCCAGCCGGGCGAGCGCCGTCATATCAGATTCCAATTCGGCGAAATAGGGATGCGCCAAGTTGCCGGCGCCGTCCTTTTCGGCCGCGAATGTATCGAGACGAGCCTGCGTCGCCGCCGTCGCTTGATTTTGCTGCGCGGCGGCTCGTGCATTCTCTCGCTCTTCCAACGCCTGGATGCGCGCCGCTACAGCGGGAGGCAATTCGCCGTTCGGATGGTCGGCGCTGACTGCGGGCGGAGGCGCAGCGGCGATCTGACCTTGTAGGATCGCGGCAACCGCGCCTGGGTCGATCTTATAGTTCTGGATGAGCCGCGCGATGACTTGCGCGCCTTTCTCGGGACCGGATTGAAAGTCCCGCTCGACACTATACCATGCTCGGATGACGTCCGCCGGCCCTATGCCGCGTTGTTTCATCCAGTCGGCGTGGGGCGCAAAAATCTCATCGGCACCGCCGTACCGTTTTTCGATTTCGGCGGCTCGCATCAATTTCGGTGTAAACCCGGCCTCGATCGCCTTATAGCGCTCGACGACCTTGGCGCGATGCTCGGGAGGCAGCGCCGCGACCATGTCCTTGTCGGCCTGCGCCCAATGTTGGGGAACCTCGACCTTTGGCTCAGCGGGCGTCTCTTCCGGTTCCGGCGTCTCCTCGCTCTCGGGAGCCTCGGCAGGCTCATCGACTTCCGTCTCCGCGTCCTCGTCGGTTTCCTTTGGCAGAAACTTGCCGTCCGGGCCGCGCGCGCGCTCGCCTGACGCCGGCTTCTCGGTTTCGGGCGCTGGGGTAGCGGCTTCGGGCCTCTCGCGCTCTACGGGCTTCTCCGCCGCCGCGGCGTCCGCATCCGATTTGAGCGCGGCTTCGGTCAGCAGCGAATGAAGATCGTCAGCCATCATTTACGCTCCGGTGTTTCGATGTCTCGCTTGACCGGTCTGCCGGTCGGTTCCCGCGTCCTTTGTGCAGCGCCTTTGGCCGCGCGGTCAGGCTGCCCTTCGATCGCCTCATTGAGATCTTCGCGCACCGATTTGCCGTTATGAGGCTCGGCGCCTAGGTGATGAATTACGATCTCGATTGAGTGGATCGGACCGCTTTTACCGTCGCTCGCCGGCTCCTCTCGCGAGCCGACCACACGAGCATGACCCTCGACGTGGTATTCGTCCCCTGTCGCGGGCGGCTTCGCCATCCCGATCTTTTTCATTCTGTCGTGATCGAGGCGAACGCGCGGTCCTTCCTCTTCGCCGCCCCACGCCGGCATAGTCCCGTCCTTGCCTTTGGACTTGCCGCGCTTCATGTCCGCCATTTTCACGTCAAAGTTCCTTTCGCTCGCTTGCATCATGCGGACAGTCGCTGAGGCATTCTTCTAGGTGATCAATCAATCTGCCTTTGCCGTTATTGATCACAGCCTGCTCATATCCGCACTCGCAACGACAGAAGAACCATGAGGCCAAATCGCTTGTGTCATAATGATAAGGGCGAAATACATTCCATTTTCTTACGCTAATAGATACCAACTGCCCCAGCGGTACGCTCTCCGTCATCATGCGAGTCCCTTTCGCGCGCTCGGATGCCGCCCGCGCTTCGGCTAGGCTGCGGAGGGAAGATTCCATGTCTCAAATTCGATCTCGCACGCCGCAACCCTTAAACGAATCGCAATCGTATCCCTGACATGCGGATCATCGAGAGGAATAGTGAAGCGCAGATTTCCCATGATAATCTGCGCCATAGGAGCGCCGGCCTCTACGGCCTCGGCACATTTACCTATTTCATCGGCAATCTGTTTAGTGCTGCTCATATCAATACTCCTTTTCCGCGCTCGGATGCTGCTCGCGCTTCGGCATGAGTTTCCGGCGATGCCTGCAATGCCCTCGAAAGATCGTCCGACACAGGCGGCGACGGCCGGCGAGTCGATCTAGGCATTTCATTACCGACCTCGACGCAGCCGTGCGCCTTTAGGTGCTCGCGATGCTGGGAACGCGAAGTGATCATTTCGCCGGTGATAATCGAAGGATACTCGCGAAGATCAGAGATGACGTAAGGTCCGCGGCGTGGCGGCAACGGAGCATCAAGATCAAGCTCGACCAGTTCGCCGTGGCGCATTACGAAACGCCGCCTCATGCCCCGCTCTCCGGCACACCCTCGCGAGGGTCGCCTTCGCGGATCGCCGCCCGGTAATGCTGATCCGAATGTCGTAAACCGCGGTGCAGTATTCCAAGGATACCTTCCAGCTTCTCGTCGATCGAGCGTAGATATCCAAGCATCTCCAAGATTTGCCGCTCATTCATCATCGGAGACCGTTCATTTCATCGATTCCAGTCTATGCAATACGATATCAAGCGGCTCCGTCACAAAGAATGTAGTTCCGCCCCACGAGATTTCGGTCTTGGCTTTCGGTGTCGACTGGTCTGCGACAGCCTCTTGGATCACCGAACCGCTGTCGCCGACATAGACCGGCTCGCCGTCCAGTCGTGTTAGTTTGGTGAAGTTCATACCAGCCCCGTCAATTCCTTGGATTGCATATGCTGAATTTTGGCCTGTTCCATCGTCTCGCGCCCCTCAACCTCGCGCCCCCGCATCGCCAAGTCGGCCGCATTCTTATCTTGTTCCGCCGCCAGCCGCTCACGCTCGATCTGCATTTGAGCTTGAATCTGCTGGAGTTTGATCGCATTCGCCTGCTGGTCGGTCTGCACCTTGGCGGCCGTCGATTGTTGCTCGCTCTGCGCCTTCGCCGCGGTCTCAGCCATATCAACCTTCTGCTGCCCGGCTGCGGTTTGCGCCTCAGCCTGGATCTCCATCGGCGACTTGGACTTGCCGCCTTGCTGCGGCGGGGGCGCGGGCGGCATCTGCGCCAATTTCTGCAACGCCGTCTCGAATGCGTCCTCCAACTGCCGTGACGTCGGGAACGCGCGCACCCCGAACATAACCAATTCCGTAACCAACGGCAGAAGCGGCGGGTTTTGTTGCGCAATCGGGATCATCGCTTCAAGGAACGGCGTCATGACCTGCAAAAATTCGGTGCGCGACTTCTTTTCTTCCTGCTCGTCCGCCGCAATCGTGCTGTCGGCCTCGATATCGATCTTGAACGACTGTGCCGCATCCTCGCTGATCAATTGACACGCCGCCGTGAATTGCTTTTGCCGGCGCTGTGTCTCGGCGTCCCACTGCTGCTTTTGCTGCATCCACTGCAGATAGGCCGGGTTGACCTGCATCGGCGGCGGTTGCGGCGGCATCATGCCGGGGGGCGGTCCGCCCATTGGGGGCGCGGGACCGCGGAGCTCGCTCATTGCAGGAGCAATGTCTTATGCGCTCCGCATCTCGCGCACCGATAAATCAACTCTCCTCCGTGAGAGCGCACCAACGTCCAGCGATGAAACCACCGACACGGCACTATGCGGCCCCAGTCATCGCCGGATGCGGCACGACATTACCGCCAGGTTGAGGTCCAGGTTGCGGCGGTGCTTGCGGTTGCTGCGGCGGCGCCGGCACCATCATCGGCGGCGTCGGCGGCAATTCCGGCAACGGCTCCGGCAGTCCCGTCATTTTCATCAGCATTTCCGGCGCGAAGTGCCGCGCAATCACAAATCCCCGTAACCGCATCAAATCGCGCGCAAACCGCGCCACCTGCTTCTGCGCCCGTGAGATGCGCCGCGTCGCAAACTGCGATTTCAATTGCTGCGCGCCCAAAGTCTCGGTCGGGTTCGTCTCGCCGCGCAGAATGTCGGCCATTCCCGTAGTTTGGTAGAGCGTCTGCAATACCTTGTCGCGCGCCTGGTAGAGCGATACCAGCACTTTGGCGACCTGCTCGATCGGCAACCATAGGATCATATTCTGGACGCCGCCCTTATCCATGAAAGCCGCCCAATCCTCGACCGGAATTAGTCTATTTTCCGACGTTTCATCGACCAATTGTTCGATCGTCGCCTTATGCGGTCCCGCATAAACGCCCGCCACCTTCAGAGCGCGCTGCAGGCGGTCGATCCGCGACGTCAACACGTCAAGTTCGAGCGCCTGATCCTGATATTCCGTGTAATCAGCAACCGCCGAGCGCGTCTCGTTCGTAGTCGTCGCCGTCAATGTCCGAGGAGAGGGGAAAAACCCCGGCAATTCCAGCGGATCATCCTTGGTGTCGCACGGCTTGTCCTTGTAGGACGGCGCAATCCACACGACCTGCTTTTTCTTCTTGTCCCAAATCTCCCATACCTGAGCCTTTTTGAAGGCATCGGCCTGCGGCCCGGTCTCGCCGTCATCCCCCAACCCTCGCGGGGTATAATCCAGCGTGATCGCGTCGCCGATCTTCTTGCCGAAGCGCTCTCTCAGCTCATCCCGCGTCAGGTAGGTCCGATAGGCTTTCCACCACACTTCATGCTCACTGCGGGCTGGGCTTTCTCGATAATCTTCCCAAAAGATATAGCGGACTGGAGCTCGCTCGCTCTCAACAGGGCGGAAAGTCGGGCGCTCACCCGGTTTAGTTCTTCCAGGTTCAGATTCATCGTCTGGTTTTTCTGATTCCTCATCCGGATCTTCCTCGGGATCACCCCATTTCGGCTCGTAATACACCCGCGCGACCCCACGACCGGGTATGAGACGGTCTTCCACGACCGACTGCATGACATCGTCGAACTCGTCCAGGTCATCTTCCCATGCTAGGGCCCGTTCGAGGATCATCGCGCCGAGCCTGGCGACCGCGTCGTTGTTCTTATGCCGGCGCTCCACATCAGGTTTTGGCGTGCGCCCGTACAGGATCGGCTTCAAGGTCTCGACATTGCTCCAAAATACATTGAACCGCGCCGGCCGGCGTGTCGTCGCCGCCCGCGGCTGCTCATTCCGATAGCGCTTCACGATCGCGCGACCGCGCTCGACGAATTTGCGGTCCTCGCGCTCGGCGAGCTTGAGTTGCTGCAGCCAGAACGCAACGACACCACCTGGGTCTTTCCCAAGATCGTCGCGCGTCTCGATCGCATTGTTGGGAGCGGCGTAATCAGCCATCGCTTATCCAGAGATCGCCAAAGTCTGCCTCTTGATCCTGACGCCGGAGCAGCCGATATCGCGGATAGAACGGATCGCGTTCTATTAATTTGGCGGCAACTAATTCATTTGCGGTCTTTACAGCAAAATTCGGTATATCCGTAATACGCCACCACTCCCCATTTTTATACTGATCAAAATCAAAATCCGTCCAATGAGGCCGAACCCCTTTCATTAGGCTTATTATAGTCTGCGCCCTACCACTCAACTTGGGAGCGGCGCAATCAGCCATTTACCGCCAGCCAACCGACAGCCGCAACGAGCACGACTGCGGCGGTAATAATCAATGTTTTAGCCACTACTGCGATGCGCTTTAAGCCGGCATAATCAGCCATTACGCCCCCTGATGCTGTCTCCGTCGATCAGCAAACGCGGCGTAAGGTCCACAGGCAAGCAAACAGCATGCTGCCGACAGCAAATCGCTACCGCCCGAAATAAGAAATTGTCGCGGCGCACCGAGCTGTCCGCATAATAGCCGCGGCCCCGCTTAGCTGTCGCGTCGCGAACCGCGCGCGCTAATTCGACGAAATCATCATGGCGGACGTAATAGCGGGACTCCGGCCGCCTGCTCGTCAGCAAAGCGCGGGCCAGGGTGCTAAGCATCATAACTCAGAATGCCTCGAATTCTCCGCACCAATCCCTATGATTGACTTTTGGCCAGCATGCATCGTTAAGACGCCCGTCATCTCCATCTTCATCTATAAGGAGTTTGCTGTCTCGTGTTACCCTCCCCCAGTATCGAGGCTTGGGCGCATAGCGACGACACTCGCCCGTAAATGAACTGTAAAAACGGCAAGTCTCGCAAAAGATTTCCGGCTCGTCTTCAGCCATCAGGGGCAGAAATTGGCTACGCCGGCATTATTGATAAGCGCCCCAGTCGGCAAACCTGAGCACGAAGTGGATGCGTTCGGAATGACGATGGTATGTTGCGTAAGAGTCGCGACCAGGACACCCGTGGTCGCCGTGGTCTTCTGATAGAAATTAAACCCCGCCGCATTGTTGACCATATTGAACAGATCAACTTCGTTGCTGCCGTTGGTGAAATTCGACGAAATGAAACTGCCGTGCGCCTGGGACGGCTGAAAACTCGGGCCTGGATTAGCCCCCGTCAGAAACTGCGCAATGCCCGAGATCGCCCCTGCGCCGGTGACAAAAAATCCCGCAGAATTAAGAAAATTCCCCATGATGACGTATTGGCTCAAATCTATTCCCGTCCCGATCGTCTCGTTGTTTGGGGTCGTACAAATCACGCACGCCGTAATCGTCAAAGGCTTCGCGCCGTTGTCGTCCGACAGCAGAATCGCATTTTGGAACCCTATGGCGCCCGGTTGAGCGCCGATCGCCAGAGCCGCGTCGATCAACGTTCCCGCCACCTTGTCGAGAGCGTGATCGACAATCTGCAGTCCGGTCTTCTCGGCGGCCGTCGTGCCGGTTTCGAGCGCAACGTTGATCTCGCCGCCCGTAACGTTCGTAAACGCCGTCCCCACCTTCGCGTCGCCGAATGTCCCAATGCCGAACAAAGATCCTGCCGTGGTGTTGAGGCTTGAGGGACTTGTTCCGCCGTCGCCGTTGAACCCGACCATCTGGAAGAAACCGCCGACATAGTTGCGGTTCCCGTTTCCGACGCTGGTCGCACCGCCGTTGAAATACCCGTCGACCTCAAGGGAGTTTTGTCCCCCGGTCACCGTCGATCCGCCGAACTCGTGCTCCACCAGCAAGGTGCTCGCGAATTGACTGCTGCCGCCCTGAACCCCGTTGTTGATGCCGTGCAGGAGATTTGCCGTCGTGGGCCCGGTGGTATTGACCCCGGAAAGCGTCGTCCGCAGATCGATCGTAAGACCGTGCCCCTGCGCCGGCGTCCCGGCCATCGTGACCACCAAAGGCACCGTCCCCGCGCAGGCGCTCAAGGTGTTGAGATTGGTCATGACCTGGCTGGCGTCGGCAATCGCGCCGTTCTGCAAGAGGTACGGGACCGGGCATTGCGTGATCTGCGCATAAGCCGGGCAACCCGCCGCTATCCCCAGAATTGCGGGGATCAAAGCCCTGCGCATCATCTTACGGGACACTCCCCTTTTTTGCTTCCTTCACGTTTAACCAACTCCAGGATTTTCTCGACGATCGGCACTTCATCCAGGCCCATTCCCTCATAGGGAACGCCGGCATAATCAAGATTGTCCTGGAGCCAATCTATCATCGCTTTCTTTGTGACCGGCGGTTTGCGGATCACCATCAATCCCCCGATCCCTCACAATCCGGACAGCGAACCCACAGCTTCGGATGTCCATCGCCTCGTTCCGAAGGGAAGATCGCAGCCGATACCATCCCCGGAAGCTCGCTGTCTCCACACGTCCGACACCGCTCCCTCATTGCGCGAGAAGCATCCGGCCCCCGCATGAAGACAGAGACAGCGAGTAAGTCATGGGCCGTGAACTCGCCGTCAAGCGTCGCCTCGTCGCTGCCGGGGGACCAACGGAGATACCAACCGAGCGAGTTAAGGGAGCCGTCTTTCTGGAGAGCTTCCATTCCCCGGAGATGAACCGCCGCTTCCTCGTAGGTCATTTTACCGGCTCGGCTCATGATCATTTTGCGAGACCGCGGCCGGCATCCAATCGCCACACCAGTTATCCGCGCTGACAATTGGCCAATAAGCTACTGCCCATGTATTCTCATGCTCGACGGCGACTCCGTCCGAATGAAAGTTAGGAAACATTACATGAGGCATGGGTGCGTGCCTGTGGCATTCTCCCTCGACATCATACATATCGATAATCCGGTCTCTTTCGAACCACCGGCAGTTGTCGCATCTATTATTCACTGCGCCGGAACCGTACACCCCGGCTTGTCGCTGCACGCCTTCAGATACATATCCAGCTCCGCGTCATGCTTCTTTAGCGCGGCGATCTCCCGATCCTTGCCGGCAAGCACTTCCGATACGTCCGCCCCAAGCCGGCCAAAATCCGTCTTTAGAATAACCATTGCCTCATCAGGCGCAGGAGACACCGCCGTTTGCTGCGCCTCCGCCCGACCGACGCAGAGCGCCAACGCCGCCGCCGCTAAACACCAGCGAGACACAATTGTCATCGGCATCGCCCTGTGTTATAAACACGCATCATGAAACCGCCTATTTGTCGCCTTTGTCATAACCCCCACTGGCCGCGCGACCCCCATGTGTGGGAGAGCATTCCAATTCCGGCCCAGTTTGATATCGGCCAGCCTCCGGCAGCCCCGCTCCCCCATCAACGCCTGATGGCCGAAGCTGTCGAGGCGGTAGAGAAGGGCGAGCGGTTTCAGTTCTTCGCGCCGTCGGAACCGCCGAAGAAAGCCCCGATTGCTCGCGAAGCCCCTCGCAGCAATGCTCCCAGCCCGAGCCGTCACACGCCGGACAATTCACTATACCAAGCACCTCCGCCCGCCACATCGCCTCGCGCCGTCCCGTCCCCTGACAAGCCTGACACCGCGCCATCGCCCGAGACCCCCGTAACACAGATGACCGACACCGAACTGAAGCCCTACTTCAACGAAGTGATGCGCCGCAGGATGAAGCTCCGCCGCGCCAAACAAAAGGACGAACCATGAAACTCACCCGACCACAACGAGCCAAGCTGGCCGCCTTCCTTTGGTTCGAGCGATGCTTGAGACGTCTGCGGCTGATCTAGTCTACAAGGAGCACAATCCATGATCGCGGTAATCGCGGGCAATGAAGCGCAATATCAGGTCTGGCTGCGGGCCACGAAGACTAACCCTACTCAAGCGGTCCATGTGGACAGCGTAAGCAAAGCCGTTGGAAATCGGTTCGATCGATTGGTGACTTACGGCACATGGTATAATCGACCGGACGCAGATGAACTGTGCGGTCTCGTACTAACCCGGATATGCTCCGCACAATGAACGATTTCCCGGAGACTTCACTGCAACGCGACCTCGAACGCGCAGATTGGTTGGCCAAACGTGCCGGAAGCCATATGTGGACCGATCTCCAGCGTAATGCCTGGCGAGCCGCCTGTCTTGAGATCTTCACCTCATGCTATCATGAGGGAGAGGAAGCGGCGCGGCAGGAGATCAAAGAACGGCTTGGCCTTACATGATGTACTCCGACTCGCGCGCGTCGCGCTTGGGCTTTAACTTCTCCCAAGCTTCATCCATCGTCATCTCATACATCCCCCGCATCGGCTCCGCATCCTTCGGCACCTGACCCGGTATAAGGCTGTCCAGCATACGCCCGAACAGGCTAAGCACATCGACTTGATCATCGTTCTTGCCTGCCGGAAACCGTAACAATTCCGATACAAGATCAGCCGACCACGATGCCCTGCGAGGAAAGTACACCTTCCCCATCGCCATCCGACCGCGGATCGACTGCGCCTTGGTCGCCTTATTCAGGGCCGAGGAGAATTGTTTGCGGTAACAGAAGAATAGTCGCCGTTCGGCCTGACGTTTATTGATGAAGGGTCCAACACCCTTCTCGATCTGCGCATTCTCCTCGGCCCACATAATTGGCCGCCAGCGTTCCATTAGGTCAAGCCCATTCTCGACCCAGACATCCGATGACGTCTGCTTGCGCCACAGATCGAGTAGGTAGAGGTCATCGTTAGGATCTACGCCCGCGATCCCGTGTACCGTGTAGTCACCGCCCTGAGCGGTCACCGCATAGTCGCTCGCGCCGTAAATGCGCATGTGCTCCAGCGGAGGAGCGTGATCGTACCAGCGCAACCAGTTGGACTCGAAGTAGTCGCCGCTTTCCGGTGTCGGCTCCTGCTGATACAGCGCGGACCAGTTCCGCATGTCGCGCTTGGCCTCGGCGAACATCTCGGGCCTGAACCATTCCGGCCATAGAAGCTCGCCCGGAGCCCGCCCAAGAGGATCATCAACCCCAGCCTCAGCCGGCAGCGAGAGCACCTTCCAGCGCTCTCCGCCGCTCCCCTGCTCAGCTATGAGACGTCCCGCGAGATCATCCTCGTGCCACCGAGTCATTATTAATACTATACGGCCCCCAGGCTTCAGCCGGGGCCAGAAGTCCGACTTGTACCAGTCCCAGATGCGGTCTCGGATCGTGAGGCTGTCGGACTCGGCTCGTCCCTTAACCGGATCGTCAATGATCCCGAGATCCGCGCGGCGACCGGTAACAGACGCATCCACGCCGACAGCGTAATACTCTCCGCCGCGCTCTGTTTCCCATCGTCCAGCAGCAGCGTTATCGCCGGATAGGCCAAAGCCAAAAACTCGCCTAAAGTCAGTTGATCCAACGATATTACGGACCCGTCTACCAAATCGCTCGGCAAGATCTCCGGCATGCGATGCTCCGATTACCGATCGCTCAGGGTTGCGCCCGAGGAACCAGGGCGGGAACAGGATGCTCGCATAGGTGCTCTTTGCACTGCCCGGAGGCATGAAGATCATCAGCCGCGTTATAACACCGTTATCAACATCCTCCAGGTGTTTTAACAACAGCCGGTGATGACGAGCCGGTTTGGTCTCCGGCGAAACTGCCTCAATGAAGCTCTCAAGGCTCTGCCGTGCGCCCCTCCGCACCATCGTCTCCAGCAACAGCTCACGGCGCCGCGGCGAAAGCTCCGGGCGGAACTTTCGGTCAACGACGTCGAAGCCCATTACGAGTCTTTAGTATAGGGCGGAGTATGGGACGGATCGGGCTCGTGCTCTAAGAGCGGCGGATTGCCTGGGTTGTGTGCGGAGGCGGCCTCCGCCGCGCCCAGTTCCGCGAGTATCTCAGCGTCCGTAAGCTCGATCGGGGCGCGCTTGCTGATCGTTGTGTTGACCTCGATCTTGTCGCCGTACTGCTTTGGTAAGAGCTTGGAAAGCAGCCATTTGCGGCTGTCGACCCGGATGCGACGGTCGTTGGGATCGAGCGCGACGTCGTCGCTGATCTCAAGGATTTCCTCAGCCCAACGCTGATATTGCCGCTGTCTCGCGCGCGCGTATTTCTCAGCAAATGCAGGCTCACGCTCAATCCATGACAGCACGGTGGTTTCGGGTGGCATGGTGGGCTCCCGGCATACTGCTACCAAGCCGGTGCCGTTAGCTATGCGCTCGCATATAGCTTCTGCTATTTCCGGTGTGTAGGTATCGGCGCCGTGGCGGCGCTTGGTGCTCACCTTACCCAGTGAGCGTTATAAACCCGCATCATACGGTAGGTTGTTTTGAGCCGGGGCTCTATTTCGGCTGTCGGCTTGTTTGACCGCATGTCGAGCGCTGTTTCGATATCATTGGCTAAATCTTGCCAGCTGAACCCTGGTGGTGTACGGAATTTGGCGATCATCTCCGCTGTTTCACGGTTGGTCATCGCAAAAATTTGGAAACGATCGCCGTGGATTGTTTCGGGAAGCTATCTATGCGGAGCGCTATAAATCTGAGTTTGTCAAGCGCCGATTTCGATGTCGATCATAGCGTTGAGCCAATTTTGCGAGACCGAGCGATAGAGCCTCTCGCGTTCGAGCCTTTCGTAATAGGCGATATCTGAGGGAGTTGCCTGCCGGCAGACGTTGAGCCCGTAATAGGGGTTTGCCTGCTGGATGGCGTTGAGCGGATTACTCAGGTCAGGCCTGTCGAGAAAACTCAGACCGAGCGCGTCGAGTAGTCCTGACGTCATGCTATGATCCCCGTTCGTAGTGCGCTACCAGCACGCCGAGTGCGGCAATAAAAATGCCCGTCGCCACATCAATCGAAACGCGACGCCGGCTCCAGCTTTGCTGCATAGCCCATTGGGAGACAGATTGCTCCCAGCCGAGGACGTGCCATAGGCAGGAGCCGCCTTGCGGGCCTAGCGCATGGATCGCGTGACGAATCGATCGCTGGGCATTTTCGGCCCGGCTGGCTGCGGGCTCCGTCTCTCCGCCGCGAATATGCAGCCAGTTCGCAGCTTTAAGCGGGTCGATTTGAGCGCGGCGGAAAGTCGACCTGAAACGATCGCCGGCAGCCCACATTTCGTGCGTGATTGCGCCGCGCCGTTCAAGGGCCGCGAGTATGTCGATGGATCGGTAAGGCTGGGAAGGCCGCCCAGCGTCGTCAGCTATGGCGCGGTCGAGGATCTCAATGCCCGAGTGCCGGCGGCGCTCCGGAGTGGGTGTTATGTGGTCGGACCGGCGTTGCATGCCTCAGTATTTTAGCAGTCCTCTTCGGGGCCCGCAATGCCGCGTCGCCCGTCCACGAAGGCGAATGTAATTCCGCGATCCTCCAAGACATGCTGCAAAGCAAACATTATGAGCGGATCAAGTCTGCCGTTCTCGAAACTTCGGATGGCGTGATGGCTGCGGCCAATCACAAGACCGAGCTCGGCTTGGGTCATGCCGAGCCAGGCGCGAGCGGCGCGGCATTGAGCGGCTGTGATCATGTCACTCGCGCCGCGATGCACTCAGCCTCGATCCGCTTATAAGCCTTCAGAGACAGAAATCTGCAATTTTCGCCGTAACGAGCGACCATGTTCGGTGTACGGCGTGTAACTGCCCACCTGGGGCCAAGCCGCGCCTTCATTTCCTCGGGGGTCGCGTAGGGGTAATCGATATCGCCGGGCTTACTGGTCATCGGTTCCTCCGTTCTCACGCTCCTTACATAAGCGGCGGAAAACGTCACGTCAAGATATTTTATTCGTTCCTCGCACAATTTCTCTTGACGGCGCGGAAAATCGCGCTATATTCCCATCTGTAAGGCGGAGATGTTGAACCCGCAAAACGAACTGGAAGGCCGGCAATCCAATGCAGACGGCAGGAGAGAGGGTCGTCCGGTAAAAGTCCGGACCTGAATGAGCTGGAGCGAAACCCGATGACAAACCTGATCAAATTCTCCTTCGCCAGCGATCCACAGCCTGTCGTTACCGTGAAGTTCAATGGGCAAGTGTGGAAGGTATACGGCTCGAATGGTTATGCGCTAAACTCGCGCAAGACAAAAGCCGGCGCTGTCGCGTTGGCGAAGCGGAACTTCCCGAATCATCAACTACGCGTAATCGAGCGGGCAGCTTAGCCGCTCCGCTGCATGGCGCAAGCCAGGTGTAGAGGCTGAGAAGGAACCCGATGAGATACGCGAAAGATGGTCACAAATTCTACAGCGTCATCACGCCGAGCGTCGCGATCGAATATGAATTGCCGATCAGCGAACTCGCGTGGTCGGAGGAAGACGAGCGCAAATGGGAAGTGCTCGCGGACACAGCGCGGGATCACGGAGTCTGCGTGCAAGCTAATTCATATGCCCTACTGTAGAGGCTGAGGAGAAACCGATGACCTATCATTGGGACGGCAAACATTGGTGGACGATTACGGCGACAAGTGCCCGGAGGATCGGGTGATGACCCAATACATCAGGTGGCATCACATCTGGCGTTGGTGGAAAATACTCTGCTACTTCGACAATTACCCGCGGAATTTCCGGCGGGAAATGGAAAAAGCTCGGTTTGCCGAAACGCGAACAATTGAGCACGAATGAGTTATAGGTTGCCGCGCCTTTAATGCGGTGGGATCAGACGGATAGTGCCCAGGTTTCCATGCCCTAAAAACCCCGTCAGCCGGCGGCGGCCACACTACTCCCTTTCTTCAGCCGCGCGGCCGGCACCCTTACTGTCATCACTGAATGTCCCGACCACATCACCGGTTCAGCTCGGGACCACACTGTAGCGCGACCGCAAGACGCGCTTATCCGGCATGTGTGCGATCGGGCGCTATGCGCGGGATAGATTTGTCCTCGGCAAGCGCAGCGTCCAGCTTGTCGTGATAAGCGCGCAGTCGGTCAAGGGTGGTGGGGCCGTCGTACTCTCTGTACTTTAGATCATGCCGATCAAGCCACCCGACGATCTGGTTTTTGGTCAGGCCGACCCGGCGGCCGATTTCCTTGGTGTTTATGCCTTCAGCAAACAACCGGCGAACAGTCTCTTGCAGTTCCGACGTCCACGGGGACGGCCCGCCATGCAAATTTGCCCAACCACCGCTCATATTCCCAACTCCCCTGCAGGATCTTCCTCCAATCCCAGCGCAACCCTGCCTCGCCGCAGTGCATCGGGCTCTTCGGCAGGCATTCCTAAACTCATTCGAAGGTTTGCGAGAGCGGCATCGGACTCCTCTCGGGTCAATTCTCGCTGGCCGCGAATATGCAATCGACCGGCAATGTAGGCGTCCGTTTGCTCCCCCGTCATAGCTGCTCCAGTTCTGCCAGCATCGCCCGGCGATCGGCCATCCAGTCGTTCATTTCGGTGACCAGCTCGCCCAGCGCCGGCCACCATTTCTTGCGCTCCGACCAGTCGCGCATCGCCTTCACGGCAACGTCTTCGGGAAATTGCGCGATGCGATCGGTGTAAACCCGCAACATCAGCTTGAAATCTTCGCCGTCGGTGTTGCGGGAGACCGTGCATAACCGCAGTCGCGCCAACTCGTTGAGCACCGTTGCGCTATCGGTCGCGGCGAGGCTCTGCAGCACAATGTCCCGCGCTCGGTCGATATCGGACGGCGAAGCGCTACAGGCATTCATGACGAGAACCCTGGCGCCGAGAGGCGTGAAGCCGTATTCGGGATCAATGACGTAAGCGTCCGTCGATCGCTTCCAGGCGAAGCTCACGGTAGGCGGAAGCGACGCTGTCACCGCGCGCATGGTTGCGGCCGGATCGTGCTTCGCCATTGCCGTTTTGATGCTCGGATGTAATCCAGTTGCTGAAACCAGCGTTGAAATTTTTGTGGGCATGCTTGGCGTTCCTGTTCCAATTGCGGTAGCGCTCGGCCTCGAATGCGACCCACTCATAGTCACGCCCTTTCTGCTCGGCGAGCTGGTAGTGCTTCTCTGCCGGTTTCCATTCTTCCAATCGAACTTCTAGCGATGGCTTGCCTGCGCGCTTCGCGCGCGCGCCAGACTCCGTAGCGACAGCGGAGGAGTCTTCTTCTTCTTTCTTAACTTCTTTCTTCTTTGGTTCGGAGATGGTTCGGAGATGGTTCGGAGATGGTTCAAGTTGTGGCGCGGAGACGGTTACACCATCCTGATATTTCCTGTAATTACATAGCGCTAGAATGTTCTGTAGACGGTCTGTGTGATGGTCCGAATTTTGGTCACGGGCAGAACGCGGTCGAATCATACCCCAGGTTGCAAGTTCGGTCAGAAAGCGATGCACCCGACTGCGTGGCCACCGCCAAGCCTCGGCGAGATAGCGCTCGGAAAACGATAACTCGCCACGTTCTAACGTGACCGGCTTGCCGTCTATCTTGACGACCGTATCCCTCCACGCTGCATTTTCGATTAGCCATATCCAGGCCGCCCGCCGACAGTAAGGCTCTCCTGCCAGAACTACATTGTCCAGCCATCCCCGCTGCATCCGATAGAAGCTCATCCCTCTAACGCCCTGCGAATCAGAGTTGCCATTGTGGCGCTGGCCCTGCCGAGCTCGGCATCACTGATGCTCGTCTGATTGCATCCGACAAGAGCCGCGACCGCTCTCTGAGACAACCCTCTCCTGAGGCGGAGTCGCCGCAGATCGTTCGTCGGCTCACTGGGACTTGCCCTAAACGGCGGGACTTGTGTCGGCGCGCCGGCCGCAATTGCCGCACACTCCGCGGCGAACTCTAGCCCGATCCTGCGCCACTTCTCTGGCTGTAGATCCCACACGATCGCAGTCTTCGACACCTTCCCAGTCATTGGATCGTCTCAATTGTCAGAATTATCTTCGGTTGCACACTGTAGCGCTTCACCGTATAGTGCTGGCACACGATCGCGTCGTCTCTGTAAACCACTGATTTTATAGCATCTTCCGCTAGCCATAATATATTTTTGAGGTCTGGAGCAGTTGTAGGCCAGACATTCCCGATCATGGCGTCGTGTTGTTTTTTCTTTGACCAGCTATTGGGGATCGGCATTTCGGCAGTCAACCATAATCTCAGTGGGCCGTCGAGCATTTCCCGGCCTTGCATCGCATCTGACGCGGCCAGCTTGATTTGGTCCATTGCATGCTGCTGGTTCTTGGGTATCCAGCGGTATTTCGATTGTGCTCGACTGCCGGGAACCGGCTTCCCGAGCAGTGTTATAGTGACGGGGTCGCTTGCCACGTTTACTCAATTTCCGCCATATGTTTGGCGACCTTAAGTGCCTGTCCAATAGGACGCGGGGCTTTCACCCCGCGCCGACTCCTTAACTGCTACGAACCCAATACCAAACCAATTGTGACGCCGTTGTCGACGGCGCCGTCCACGAACGAACTGATATTGCTGAAAAAGTCGGAGAACCAATCGGCATGGGCAGTGGGCGAACCCCATGCCAGTCCAGCGGCGACGATGAGAGCGATGGTGAGGGTTTTCATACTTACTCGCCTTTGCAGTTTTGCGCAGTGCCGCTGCGCGCGGATTTTATTCCTGCCGCACTCTTCGGGGGCGCCGAGACGTCGCGGATATATGCGACTGCCGGCGCGCCGCACTCGTCGCATTTGCCCCAAACGTCATCCTGGCACCACAGCCGCCCTTCATCTGAGGTGCAATGCCGCTCGCACTCAGCGCACCACGGCTGTAGCCAGATTCGTTCGTGCTCGATCATTCCGCTGCCCGCAGCGCAGCGTCGTTCCCACGTTTGTACCGCGCCCGAAACTCTGACAGCCAGTTGCAGAATTCGTTCAACTCCTCGGACCGCAGCGGCATGTTCTTGGGCCAGTACCTTGCGAACGTTTCTGGTTGCAATACCCGGCTCGCTTTCATCGCCATCGCAAGCCCATTGGCGAAGAAGCTCACGGGGTCATTCAGGTCTACCCAATAGGGGACCATACCGTCGGTTGGCCGGGCATTGGGGTCAGCGACCGCCGCCCGCTCGGGATGGGTGACGACGCTGTCTCCGCCTTCGCGATCGTCGAGCGGCGCACTTCCGGCAGCGTCAACGCCAACATCATCCGCTGGCGCTCGATCGGAGACCGCTATCCGGGGGTCCGGGGATTCGGTGACGTCCCTGTCCCTGCCTTCGGGAGCGTCGTGCGGCGACAGCGCATCAGCAGGAGCGGGCGATTGCCGGTCGCTGCTGTCTTTTGCGGGGACCGCTACCCGCGGGAGTAGAACACCCGCGGATTCTTCGACCTGACGAGCCGGCTCTTCGTATTCCGGTTCGGATTGGGAATGTTCAGACGTGCGAGTGACGCCTGACGCCTTGAGTTTCCGGGACGCGGAACGCATCTTGCCGTCGCGACCAAGCCGCCGCTCCGACTCGTCCGAACTTAGTTTATGTGAAGTTGGCGCAATCTTGGGCCGCAGGTCACGCACGAATGTTTGGGAGACGCCGATATGCTCGGCAATCTTTGCATCCGACCAATTCCGCCATTCATCGTCACCGAACATCCTCTCGACAGCCCGGCGCTTGTCCTCATTCGACCGCCGCAGCCCGTGCGTCTGGTTGGCGCCGAGAGAATAGAGCACCGCTTCGCGCAAGGTGCCCTGACTGATGACGGCATTGATCCTCTTTAATCCGGCGCGGTCATGAGCGTGGAATCGATGATAGCCGTCGGCTAAATAATATTCAGAGCCGTCATAAAACACGGCTACCGGGGGCAGGTCGCCGCCGCGGCTAAGATGCGCGTGGTACTCTGAAACAACATAGTCGGAGATGCCGCTCCGGGGCTGACAGCCGGCATCCGTGCGGATCTCCGAAAGCACCAATACTCGCCAGCCTTTCGACTCGACCGATATGTCGGACTTGCTCATCACACTCCCTCCATTACTGGCGCGCGATGCAGAGTGCTTTGGTGGTTCCAAAGCCATCCGCGTCCTGTAGTGATTTAGCGGCGGTCTCGCACGCAGCTTTATCGCTGAAGTCGATCGTTACGACGGTTGGCGAGTAGGTATTCGTCTGGACTCCAACGAACGTATCCGCTCGCTTCGAACCCTGACCGAGGTCGTAGTTCAGTGAAGTCGCCATTACGACCAGAACAAGCACCCATGCTGACATCTCAATCCCTCATTCAAGGTGCGGCGGATGACGCGATTACAGACGAGACCACCTTCCCCCAGCGCGAAGTCCTCGATCGCGTCTTTGTCCATGCCGAGCCCGCCGCTGCCCGAACCTGGGAGGCCACTGGGGGTATTCTAGACCGGCCAACCGACAGCAATAGCCACGTCGACCATGCACTGGACGACTACGTGGAGCACCGCCCACAGCCCAATTCCGCTAATGAGCAATCCCAGGATCACCCAGCTGCGGGTCCGCAGAGTCGGCAGCGCGTCCGCCTCGCGGTGTAGATCGTCGATCATTCTGCTGCGCTCCTCTCATGCCGCGGCTTGGGCACGTCGGCGGGCCACTCCGTATCGGCCGGCCAATTCATGATAAAATAGTCAGTCGCCAGTGCCGCGCTGGGGGCGCCGACGCTCTTCCCGGCGATGATTTGCAGGATCAGGCGGTTGTTGCCGGGGCTGATCCGATCACCAAGCGTCGTCGGCGGAGTTTTCGTGGCCGCGAGGTAAACCTCGGCGAGCCGTTTGAGCTGAGGTAGGCGGTACGCGTACAACATTCTCATCATATAGAATGAAAGGTTTCAGCGACGCAAGGGGCTCGCATCGTGAAAAAGTTGTGAGGGTGTGTTAAAAATGGGTGAAAAAAATCACGAGGCAGGCTATATGGGCTTTCCTGCTGAATAAAATCAGAAGTTGGGAGATAGTTAACGCGATGCCTTGGTCAGAGACAGATTTCCGCGCCAGGGTCAGGGCTCGCGCCAAGCAGCTCGGCAAGTCCTGGCCGCAAGTGGCCGATGAGGCCGGGGTCCATCCGTCGACCATATCGCACGCCGGGTCGGGGGGACGTCTGACTAATACGCTTGAGAATATCGCTAAGGCGCTCGATTGGTCGCTGTGCGAGATTTTGGGTTGCGGGATATCGCTCCCGCAACTTGAGCGCGCGGTGCGCGCGGTCACTCAGAGCCGGTCAGGCTTGACCCCTGAGCGCGCCGCGCTGGTAGTGCGCGTTTATGAAACGATCCTGGCCCGCGAACGCGAAGGCAAGCCGGCCGACGAATCCTATCTCGACGGTCTGTCGGACCAGATGGGGTAATGCGGGGGCTCGGAACGAGCCTGGGAAAGCCGACGCTTACTCTCGCGAACGCGCCGCATGCGGACATGTGGAGCGCCGACGATCAGCGGCGCCAGCAACGCCACCGCCAACCAGCAGAATCGCCCCGGTATCGCCGGCTCACAAAAGCGCAGCCACACACACCCGAGAGATAGGGCAAAGGCAAGCCAGCCCGGCCCCGTGCCGCCACGCCGAACGGCGAGCGCGACGGCGGCTATAAAGACCGTCGCGGAACCCGCTGGGAGGTGGATCATGTCATCCCATTGCGAGCAGTACACGAACGCCAGGAAAACCCACAGCGCAGCAAGGCCGTATCGCCGCGGCGCCTCGGCCCTCTGCCGGCACCGGGCTTGGCGATTTAGCCTCTCCGCCTCGCGGAACAAACGTGCTTCGGCTTCGGACGAATCGTCCATTACCCTCACCTTTTTGCTGACCCTGTAGCCATGCGGCTTAAGCCGCATTCATATTATGACGTGTTCGCCGCGTCCATCTGAAAGAAATCAGTTGACACGGGGTGATTTCTTTCACATATAATCCACTCGTAGCGATGATGCGGGACAGAGGGAAATGGGGGATGGCCGAGCACGAAGACCTTATGCTAAGCCGGGCCGAACTGATTCGCATTGCGAGACTCGGCGTCGAGCTAAGCGACCAACTCGATCATGAGGGGATATCGGCGTTTTTGCAGGTTCCAGTACTGGGCGCCGCGCTGACGCTCGCCTTTCTGGCCATCCCGATCGAGGCACGCAGAGCGCTCGTCGAGTCACATATCTTAGCAATGCGCGCCACGCTTGACAGCCTCACTGTAAATCCGCAGCGGCCGGAGGATACGCGCCAATGACCGAGCGCGAAGAATTAACCGCCACGATCGCCGCCCTGGAAGCGCGCCGCTTCGAATTGATGGCGGACGAGACCCGGCTCCATGCTGCCTTCATGGCAGAGGAGAATGAGGACGAGGCCAACCGCATCGCCACGGATCTTCAGGACATCTGCGGTGAGATCGATGAGATCTCCGGCAAGCTCGGGGTCGGAAGGTCTCTGCTTCATCTGGTCGAGGGCCGTATTTCCCGTCGGGAATTCCTGGAAGATCATCCGGTTGGCGGGAGGATGCCGTGAGAGCGGTAGCTAAGGCGGAGGCGGCACTGATCGCTGGCCTCGCGCTCGCGTTCCTCACCGATTGCGCAGGACGGCCACCCAACCCGGTGGCGATCGTCCAACCGCAAGATGTTTACGCCGATTGCACCGCTCTTATGTTGGAGGCTAACGCCAACAACCAACGCATGCAGGTATTGGCCGGCGAACAGGGCGCCAAGGTTGCGCAGAACGTCGCGGCGGGTATTGCCGGCCTATTTATTTGGCCGCTATGGTTTGCCATGGACTTTCAGGGTGCTGCCGGAGTCGAGGTGCAGGCGTTGCAGGCCCGCAATCAGTATCTCGCCACTCGTGCCGCGCAGCAACGCTGCATCGAGGGCGCCGCGTCATGAGTTTGGCGCTCAACCGCACGCTGGCCTTTGTCGTCGGCCTTGGTCTTGCTGCACCCCTCCCCGCCGTATCGGACGCCGATTGCAAAGTGATCAGCGGGGCGCAGTGTCCGCCAGACCCACCAACCTCCGTATCGCCGGTCGGCACATCGTTAGAGGTCGAAAACTATCGATGTACAGTAACATCGGAGCGATCAATAGAGTGCCAAAACATCGGGCGAGTCTGTCGCGCAGCCTTGGCTAAATACAAAGAGCATTCCGACTATTATTTCAGATGCGCGCTGAACGAGTGGCGGACATCGCATCCCGGCAAAGAATGTCCCCCTGTCGATTCCGAGGAAAACAAGGCGGTCCTTCAGTGCTTGCCGACGGATTTCCAATGACCAAGTGTCTAATCGTCCTTGTAATCGCAGCGGTTCTGCTGATTGGTCTGCCCATGATCATGCTCGGTGTCATGTGGCATGACATGTGGAGCACCGCCGCAACTGCGATCCATGAGCAGCACTCCCGATGACCGACGAGATTGAAGTGATTAACGAAGACCGGCATGTCTCTAATATTATTGCCGCCATAACCCTGGCGGTTGCCGCGACGGCAATAACAATCGTAGTCGTGCTGTCCTTGCTGGAATTAAAGCCGTGGCGGGTACCGAATACTTCGGCAGCTATTTATTTTCATGGTGCATATACCGATGCGCCGGATGATTGGTGGTGCTCCAGATATGCCTATTCAGATTCAGCGGCAGTCTGCCAGCGGGCATGGGACGATCGCTGGCAGATCGGAAACCGCACGTACAGGACCAGCGATCTGATGGGGCGACGTATATGAGCGAAGCTCCGCGTCTCAACGAGCTCACCGCGACGCCCCCAGTCGCGCGTGAGGCGGCGGGGAGGGAGGCCATCCCCGGCCAACTTCCCTCCCCGCCATCTATTGATGCCCCGCGCCTTCATCAGGCGGACCTACAGCAGATAGATTGGGGCTGGATACTTAGGGTGCTGACAATAGTGCGGGACCGGGCTCAATCAGGGACGCCGCTGCATGTCACGCGGTGTCCGTGGCTTGCGGGCGATCCCAGAGAACAGATGCGCAATGGCGCTGTCCGCATGATCGATGAGATCTTCGCAACCGCCGTAGTGGATGAGCCGGAATGAACCACCAACCCAACCTCCATCTTGAGATCGACAAGCACAAGCGCTTGCGCGACGAGTTGGTCTCGCGGTTCCCAGGGATCGAAGAAGATCCCGTGGCTTTGACCGACACGCTTGAGGGCGCATCCACACTACCGGAAGCGATTGCGGCTGTGCTGCGCTCGGGGCGCGAGGACAAGGCCGTCGCCAAGGCGCTCGGCGAGCAGGTGGGGCGCATGGAAGCACGCAAGAGACGCCTTATCGAGCGAGCCGAGCGCAAGAAGGCGCTGGCGTTCTGGGCGCTACAGGAATCCGGCGAACGTCGCATCAACGTGCCCGATTTCATCGCTTATCTCGGGATGAGCCAAGCCAAGGTGATCATCCCTAACGAGGGCGCTGTGCCCATGGATTACATGCGGGTTAAATACAAACCAGACAAGAAGCGGATTGGCGCGGCACTGCGAGACGGTAAGGATGTGCCGTGGGCCAGTCTCAGCAACCCGCAGCCGACGATCATCGTGAAGGACAGTTGAGATGAGCGAGCTTCTGGAGAAGCTGAGCGCACCATTTGCCCCCGCTACGGTATCGTGGCGGCTAGGGCCGACCAATGCCGACAAGACCCGCGGCCTGCCGCTCGCCTACATCGACTCGCGCGATGTGCAGGACCGACTTAACGACGTCTGTGGCACCGATTGGCAGGTTCGCTTTCCGTGGGCGATCCCCGGCAAGATGACATGCGAGATCGGCATTAAAATTGATGCCGAGTGGATTTGGCGCGGCGACGGGGCCGGCGACTCGGATGTTGAGGCGGAAAAGGGCGCGTTCAGCGATGCATTCAAAAGAGCTGCGGTCAGGTGGGGCATCGGCCGATATCTCTACGATGTCGACGCGCCCTGGGTCGCGTTAGAGAAGCGGGAGCGGGGCGGCGGCGTTTTCATTCCGGACAATGAACTGGCGCGGCTGCGGGCGATATTGATGCGCCCTACTCCTGCGGCGACCCGCGACGCTACATCTGCCTTGGCAGAGATACCGCGCGGCAATTGGAAACTCGCAGAGAGAAATAAGGGCGCGTCCCCCGACCCCCCATCTCCTGGTGACCCCGAGACGCTGTCGCAAATCCGTGACCGCATCCACCGCGCGCTGACGCTGGCCAATGAGAAGCTTACCCCGGACCTGGTTCTACAGACCAACGAAGACGATCTAGCTCTTATCAAAGAGGCGTCAGAGAAGACTTACAATAATCTGCTCGCTTATGCCGAGCAGCGAAAGGCGGAACTCGTAACGGCGCCGCGCCCGGGGCCATTGCGGTGGAAGGTTGCTGAAAGGCTCGGGGCATGACCGAATATCGCGGGCTCTCCGGCACTTACTCTGACTTCAAGCTCGTCAAGACACGCAGTGTCTGCCAAGCAGTCATCGAATTCCCAATCGAGGAAGCTGAGCAGGTTATCGAGAGCCTGGGCATCCCCGTGCCCGGTAAAGAGCGGCACGTCTGCATTGGATTGCGCGACAAGCTCCTTGAGATCGCCGAAGGCAAAGCGACGGGACCGGAGCGCCACGCCAACCTCTCGCTAGTCGGAAAGCAGCGCTACGCGGAGGCTGATGAGATGAAACGAGCCGTCATGCGTGCTGGAATGCTGCCGAACGATCCCCAATTCATTGACTGGGTAAGCCGTAAAAGCGAGTTGTCGGCTGTCGACTTCATCCGCAATGAGTGCGATGTGGAATCGCGTTCCGAAATAGCGACGGACGAGAACGCCTTTCATGCGTTTATGCGCATGGAACGGGAATTCCTGGTTTGGGCCGGCCGCGCGGCTGAGCTGCGGGCGTGAAAGCGTTATCGCCTCAACAACGAGCGGCGCTCGCTGTTCTGCTTAATTTCAGTCGCCGGATTGGTTATTATGAGTGGCGCGTACTGATTCATCCATTCCGTCAATCTACGCGTAAGCGTCTGGAAGATGACGGTCTAATCGTCATTGAGGACGGGACGGTCCGAATTACGGACAAAGGACGCAGAGTATTGGAGCAATGAGAGAGGCTGTGGCGATGACTAAAGCCGACCGTCCTCGAATTCCCGCTATCAGGATCGATCTCTACGAGGAGCAAGCCGCAGAGCTTGAGCCGATTATGCTGGAGGCCAAAGCCGCAGCAGATGCAGGCGTGCCAGGGTTTATTGCCGCCCAGGTCTTCGGAGGTTCGATGTGTGTGTTCTTTATTGACCACGAGCGAGCTCTGAAATTTCAGGAACTGATGGGCCAAAAAGTCGGGGCCAGGACTGCGCGCCCCGTCATAGACGGAACCCCCTCCCCCACCGGCCCCGTCCGAACCCACCGATGAGCCATGACTGACGTTATAATACTCGCCGGCTTTGTGGGTCTGGCCTGGTTGTTTTGGGGTCTGCTCAAATGAATCGCGCCCCGCGCATCGCCAAAGACCTCCCGGCGCACGCCCGTAAGCCGCAACCGTGGTTGCGCGACAAGAACCACTTGGGATTTGTCCGCGCCCTGCCGTGTCTGGCGTGCGGGCGGCGCGCCCCCTGCGAAGCGGCGCATGTGCGACTCGGGACCGATGGGGCGGCCGGGCGAAAGCCAGGCGATCTCTACGCCGTTCCGTTGTGTGTTCGTTGTCACGCAGTGCAGCACGATTTTGGTGAAGATACATTCTGGGCCAACAGAATGAATTGTGGGATCACCGATCCTTGGCGCATCGCCGAGAGATTATACAAGGTTAGCGGTGACATAGAGGCCGGCTATCGGGCAATCCAGCACGCCAGGCCGGGGTTGCCGACAGCGGGGATGACATGACCGAGAAGCGCTGTCACTGTTGCGGACAAGTAATACCGTGGTTTGGCATACAGCCGATTGCGCCAGTGCTGATCCAGACTGCCAAGGCCCTTGTGGCCGCGATGCACGTACCGCCGCCGCCTAGCGGAAACAAAAGATTTCCGCTCGGCGATCGGCGTGATGTGTACGAGGGTTACGAGCACAGCATCCTCCCGACCGGACGTTTCTACGTCACCTTTGGCGGCGGCGAAGCATCGCGGGAAGCGGTTGACGAAGCTTTGGCGCGTGGCCTCATCCGGCTCAAATACGATTGCGACGGGTGTTGGTGCCTGAGTGATGCCTGCTGAGCGCATGTCGACCGGCATGAAGGTGATGGTTATTCTGGCCGCGCTTGCCGCCGCGTTCTTGTGGGGAGCAGCCGTCGATCATCTTGGCTATCTAGGGCCGTAGAAGGAATGGCTGAGCGCCCGCTCCCCAACTGGCCGCGGCTAATGCCCGAGAATCTTGCCGCTGCCTACGTCGGGATCTCCCTGTCGCAGTTCCGGCGAGAGCGGGATCGTGGGATGTGGCCTATGCCGGTCGAGCGCGGCGCGAAGGTAAACACTTACGATCGCAAGGCTTTGGACGATGCCGTTGACCGCCTGTCGGGCCGGGTCAATCATCCCGCCGGAATCGACCTTGACCGGGAGTTCGGCCTTGGGGGTGATCAAAATCCGGTATCTCGAAACGCGACGGCTCGCTGATGGATCGGTTGGATACTATTATTGTCCTCCTCGGCGTGCTCATCTCGCTGGTGGGATTAGCGCTACTGCTCTTGGCCGAGATCCTATCGAGGCTGCGCGCCGTGCAGAGCAATATAACAAGCAACTCGATGACTGGCGCGCCGGACGAGAACCCGGAGGCATCGCCGGGCCCGCCGAAGTATCAATCGCCGACATGATCGAGCGGTTCGAGGCCAGCCGCCAGTTCAAATCCAAGCGTCCGGCGACACAGAAATTCTACAGCGGCGCGCTCAAGGCGCTACGCGAGTTCCCGCTCGAAACCACGACGCTCGGCGAGATACCGGCGAAAAAGCTAACCCGCAAGCACGTCGATCTCATTTACCTGCGCCTGCAGAAAATCGATCCTACAACGGATGAGCCGACGCAGCTGCCGTGGGCGAACGCGATCATGAGGTCGGCGCGGCGGATGTACGCGCTCGCGGTGCGTTGGGGCGACGTCGCCGATAACCCCTTTTCCGCGATGGGGATGATCGGGACGCCGTCCCGCGAAACCGTTATCCCTCGCGAGCACGTTGATGTATTCTGCGCCGTTGCAGGAAGGCTGGGACGCCGTTCGCTGGCGCTGTGGGCTCGCCTGTCCTATGAGTTGTGTCAGAGGGCAGGCGACGCCCGCACGCTGGCCTGGAGCCGCTACAACGGCCACGAAGTCCAGGTCAAGCAGAGCAAGACCGGGGCGATGGTGTGGGCCCCCCTGCTGCCCGCTCTGCCGGAGCTCAAAGCGATGCTCGACGCGACCGAGCGCGTGTCGCCGGTCATCGTCATCGACGAGCGGACGCGGAAGCCGTTCACGATCTTCAACCTGAGCAAAGCCTTCAACGCAATTCGAGATGCGGCCGGATTGCCGGCCGAATACCAAGCTCGGGACATGCGCCGTGCCGGTCTTACGGAAGCCGGAGATGCCGAGGCGACCGAGGACGAGCTGCTGTCGTTATCGGGTCACCGGAACCGGAACAGCCTTGATCCGTACAGCCGGCACACCCGGAAAAAGGCGGCTAATGCATTGGCGAAACGGCGAATTCATAGGAGCACGAAATGAATACACATGTTTCCTACGCTTTAGCTCACCCGGTCTTTGATCCGGATCGTCAAATCACTACCGGCCACGGCTGGCGCATCGGCCGCGTCAGCGTCATGCTCACAGTCAACATCGGCATGGAATGACAGCGCTATGCCGGCGGACGGCCGCTGTGGCACATCAGCGTAGCGCTGTGGAGCCGAAGCGATCCGAGGCCGGTGCCGGTGCTCCGTTGGGGCCCAGCGACGTGGCGCAAGATGGAATCGGCCCGCGATCAGCTTATGCGCGGGGTCGGCACGAAGGACCCGTGGTTCATGGAAGAGATGACGTCAGAAATCGGCGAGCGCGCGGTTGCCGTACACTGGCGAAAGCCGCTTCGAATCGATGAGGTAAACCGGCTTGCGCCGACTTCCGAAGTTCGTGAGCGGCAGGGTCGCGCCTGACATGACCTGGAAAGAAAGATGGGCCTACGCGATGGGCGCCGCGCAAGGTGCGATGGCGGTGACTGTATCACCTCGCTCTCTCTGCTTTGTGGCGTTTTTGACGGTGTGCCTTAGTGTGATCTATGCGATTGTAGCCGCCTATCTTCCTAACGGTCACGTGACCGGAAAGTGATCGAGTCCAAATGCGATTCCAAACGGAGTCCAAATGGACCCTGAACGGAACGCCTAAGTCATTGAAATGATGGTGAGCCCGGTCGGATTTGAACCGACGGCCTACTGATTAAAAGTAACTAGAGAATGGCGGAAATCTGCGGGCATTTGGACTCGTTCGGCCGATGTTCTGGTACTGGATATCAAGGGGTTACACGGTGAGTCCAAATGAGGAATGAGGCGCTTATCCCTTGGCTGCGCCGAATCATAGCCGGCAACCTACCCGTGGACGCCGAGATTGCGCGCCTGCGGCAAGAGCTGGAATGGGCGAACGCCAGGGCTGACAAAGCCGAGAGAGATCTTGAGAGCGCCCGCAATCAGTGGGGATATCAACGGCTTACGGAGCGAGTCCAAATGACCGAGCATGACCTGAAGGTCTGGCCCGAGTTCTGGTCGGCATTGGAGAGTGGAGACAAAACTTTCGAGCTTCGCTTTGACGATCGTGGGTTCTGCGCTGGCGATATCCTGCTTTTGCGCGAATGGTCAAAGCAAACAGGATACAGCGGTCGAGAGTTACGGAAGCAGGTCACGTATCTACTCGCCGGCAAACCATGGCTCGCCGATAACTATGTGTGCATGGGGTTACGGAAGGAGTCCAAATGAGCGATCTGGATGACGATAAGTTCGAACTTGCCTTCCCCGTTATTCTCATCGCCGTGATGATTTGGATAATAGCAACCGGCATTACGTTGCTGGTCGCTGGAGTGGAGGCCATGGTCATCGTGGTGTTTGGCGGCTTCTTTATACTCATGTTCTGCTTAGCCGGGGTAACCGCCTATGGAATGCTTACGGGAAGAATGTAAGCGCGCAGCGATGGAGCTCCTGGATGACCGAACAGACCGCTCACGATTGGTACGAGGTGATCATGGTTTACGGGGCGCTTGGTCTTATGGTTCTGATGCTTTTTTTTCTTATCCGCAGAAGGTGAATGGGCGCCTGTTCGCCGTGCTCAATCCGATCCGCGATGACGTGAAAGGCGAGCGCCATCGCCTTGGCCTTTGCTTCGGACGCGGCGGCACCATAAGCCAGGACGCCCGGAAGTTCCGGAACTTCGCCGATCCATCGGCCATCCACTTCGCGCTCGATTTCGATGCTAAGCATCGCTGGCCTCAAATTAGGTATCGCGGGTGGTGCCGGGGAAAATTACATCAAGCTCCTCGTGGAGGTGATCAATGATCCCGGAGGAGCCGTTCATCGAGTCTTTTACCCGCTTCATTCCCTCGTTTATCTCGTGCCGCAACGGTGCCGCGACCACCATCACCGGACGCTTCGCCACGAAGTCAGGCATGGTGCGGAAGCTATCAGCTATGGACATCTCTCCATCCCTTTCTCATGACGAATGCGGATGAGGCCGATTCGGACCCCATTCCTTCACAAACTTTACCGCGCGCCGCAGGGCTTTCACGGCATCGCCGGTCGGGAGAACAACTAGCGCGTCCCTCGCGGCTCGGATGGCTTGGTCCTGTATCGGGCCGGGATCTTGATTGTAGACGTCAAGATAGGTCTCGTCTTTGATCATCGTCCGCTCCCGATAGGTTGCCCACAAACCTCATGCCCAGACGAGTCAAGGCCCAGAGCGTCACTCCCTCGGCATGTTAGTCCAGAGGGCAACTCCGGGTACGCCAGCGAATGCCAATATCCAAACCAACCGGTCACAAACAAAGCAAATACAATAACGGCCAGAGATCCGAGAGCGACTCTCGTCGACAACGACAGCTCGGCAATGCTCATCGTCCGCTCTCCGTAAGCGGTTTTCGGCCATTTTGGATTGCATCCACGATTCTCTCGAACGACCTGCCCACCCAACCCTCTTCGGAAAGGATGTCTACTACTATCCTACGGCAGCGTTCGCGCTCCGCCGACACCGCGGCGGCTTGAGCGACTCGGATATCCATCTGGGATTCGCGACGCAAGTCGATCATCGTCCGCTCTCCGTAAGCGCCCGCTCGAACTCGCCATCCTTTGGCCAGCGAACCGCAAACGCTTCGCCTCTCACAACGGCAGCCGCATCTCGCAATCGATCAATCAGACCACCACAGAAAGGCTCGTGCATTGACCGCACCCATTGGCCAGTTTCGATTTGAGCGCCATTCCGAGCGCTTGGAATCAGGTGACCAAGAGAGAAAATCATCATCAGCTCTCCGTAAGTAACGGCATGACACTGCGCCTGCGCAGCGGTGCCCAATTGGCGCGGCTCGGCATTAGCTTGGCAGTTCCCGCCATCTGTTGCTCAACGATCGGCAACTCAACCTCGAACCTAGCGAGATAGATCGGGTCAAGTTTCCCCGCCTCCAACGCGCCCATACCCTCGTTGTATGCTTGAGCGAGATCCCATAACGGCAGCGAAGCGGCGTTGCGCTTTTTGATGATGTCGCGGGCGCTGTAGTCTAGATAGGCGGTCCCGGAGAGGATGCTCGTCATCGGGTCCGTTTGAGGTCCTGCGGGAATGCCGTAGACCGAGGCCATCTGCGCGGCAGTTGGCGGGATCACTTGCATTAACCCGTCCTGCCTGCCTGTTGGATTTACCACGAGCGGCCGATAACCGCTCTCGATGTCCATTATTGCGAGAATCCACGCCGGATCGAGATAGGTCCACTTCGGATGCGCGGCGAGCGCCTGCATGACCATCGTCAAATATGTGCGCTGCGAGGACGAGAGGCCGGTCAAGAGGGCTCCCCCGTCTGCATCGCCTCTCTAAATTCCTCCATCGCGCTCATCATCTTATCGAAGGCGCGGCCAATCTCCCTCCCCATCGGCAGCGGTAGGGGTGGATCGAAACTGACTAAATCGCTGTCAAGATCATAGGTTAATCGACGCTTCCCGGTCGGTTGTGAGGACGAGAGGCCGGTCATTGACTAACCTTTCTCCTGTCTCGCAATTTCCACCACCAACTCGGCGCTCCGTACCAGCCCCACCAGAAATACCAATGTAAGGTAAAATACAGGTGTGACCGTTCCGACCCTATCTTAATGCGGTAGCGCATCGGTCGCTCATCGATGCCGTCCGATCCTTAAATCGGCGCCGCCGATCATAAGATGAAGCATCCAATACCAGTGCGGATCTCGGGTTCTCCACCAATGAAGCGGCCCTAGCTTGCCGCTGGCGTAAGACCATGACGCGCCGGTCATTCAGCCACCAGCTCGCCCATCGCGGCCGACAAATTGCCGATCGACCCCTCGTTCGCATGAATTGTATCCGGCGGGATTCTGCCGATGCTCTGCACTCGGCGCCTATATCGAGTGTTGGGCGTCACGACCGGGCCGGATGAGGGCGGAGGCGGAGCGGTAGTGACTGGCGGAGCTGGAGACACCACAACGGGCGGCGGCGTCATCGGCGTGCCCGTGACTACGACCGGCGTCTGCGTCGTAGTCGTCACGATGCCCATAGAGTCGATCGTCTCCAGCTGCACCTTGAGATTGTGATAGACCGCGTACGTCTCAAGGATTTGATCTACCGAGATCGTAGGCGCGACACCGGCAAGCGCGCCGGTCAGCGCGCCGTTGGCGAGACCGAGCGCGCTGATGCCGCCGGTTGCCGCGCATCCCGAAAGAAGTGCTATACTCACCAGCGCGGCGGCGGCGGTGAATACGGGACAAAATATATCCCCAATGTGACGGGGAGGCCGGACCTGGGCTGATGATCCGACTACCGCGAGCCGGAGGCACACGGCCCGCCGCAGCGTCTCAATCGGATGTCTCATCGACACTCCCTCGGATGATACCGGCACCATTCCTCATGCCGCCATCTTTCCCGTTCCTCCCGGCGCTCATGCCAGCGTGGGTGCTCGCCGGGAGCCCGCCATTCATAGGACGGCGGATAAGTGGGATAGGACCATGTCTGATAGTACGGCGTCTGGGCGCTCGCTGGCACAGAGTCAGCCCGAGCCCTATGATTATCTGTTTGATCATGTTCTCTCTCGTCACGCGGGCTGCACCGGCCTATGCAGGTCGGCAGACATCACGCTTCCGAGATGGTCGGCCTTAGCTGCCCGGTATTTCTGACCCCAGCTCCACATGACCGTCCCGGTCCAGATGAGCGCACTAGCGATCGTCATGAGCGTGCTGTCGGTGACGACAAGCCCGCTGAGGAACCCGGCGCCCGCGAGCGTGGTCAGGAAATGGCGCAGCAACGCTGCCACCAGCGTCACGGTCGCCGGGTCCGGGGAGCTCGGCGCGACCGGTGTTGCAGGGTCGATCGCGCCTGATGACATTTGTGCCGCTCCCTTAGCTGAGGACAGCGCCGGCGAGGTTGAGGTTGACCGTCTCGGCTACCGGAGCATTCATCACCGATATAGTGCCAGGAAGGGCAACTGCGGATCCGACGTCGGGCGCCACGCTTGTCCCGGTGTAGGTGATGGTCACCACCGCCGCACTTCCGTCCGAGGGCGCGCTCACCGCAAAAGCGGTGCCGGTCATCAGGTCCGCAGCCAGCGACACTGTCACGAAAGCGGGCGTGTCACTATGCAGCGCGCCGTCCGGAGGCAGTGTAATCTCGCTCGCGGTCAACACGAACTTTGCCGTTTGTCCAACAATCATATTTAAGTCACTCATGAAGTCACTCCTTGGTTTGGGTGATGATAGCGGTATCGAGGTTTAGATCCACCGTTTCTGGAGGAGTTACCTGGAGGCTGATTTGATCGAGCTTGGCGTCCAGGCTCGCCAAAATCGCCGTCAACTCCGATCGCAGAGCCGCGATGTCCGATCGCAGCGTGACGACGGTGCTGAGCTTGGGGATGATCTCTTGCGTCTGGTTCGCGTGAACCGTTTGCAGAAGCGAATACAGGGTAGAGTTGGTCACGAACAAACTCTGCATGCCTACTGTATATCACGTCTGCAGGACGATTGCATGTTCATTGTCGCGCTTATCGGTCTCTTGCTTTCTGATCGCGGCCATAGCCCATCTACGCCACGCGTCCCGGCTACCAAAAATCATCCCGACCCACTCCTCCCACCAGCCGTAGCTCATTGCTCCCGCTCGTCAGTCTCTTTCAGGCCCTGGTCTGGCCAGAAAAAATGTGTAATCAGACCACCAACACCAAGCCCAAGCGCCACGCCAAATGGAGGCCATGCGCGGCTGAGCCGCCAGACGAAGGCGCTGAGCGTGTCATGCTTCCGATTGAGCGCGCGGGCCTCCAGCACGCCGAATGTGCCGGCCACCGCAGCCAGGTAAGCGAGCCATACCCAATCCTCGCGAGAGGCATTCTTGACGGCCGCGGCCAGTGAGGTCATTGGAGCTTTTTCCGTCATGTTTCCTCGGGGTCTTGATCTTGGCTGCCGGACCGGCGCGAGCGACGGATCTGACCAGGATCTTCGTATTGACTAAGTCGATTCGCCAACCACCTGTTCTCCCTCATTAAGCCACTCATTGCCTGCTCGCACTCTTTGCACTTCCGCCGATATTCATCCCTCTCGTCTCTAACGAAGGTAAGAGAGGTCTGCCGATAAACGAAGAGCGCCCCTAACGCAGTTAGGCTCAACGACGTAACGGTGATGATGAGTGTGGACAAGTCCAACTACTTTGCCTGCACTCTTGCCCATGCTGCAAAAAAATACATGACGGGCATGCCTATCCGCCACGCCTGATCCCAAAAAATTCCTAGACCGGACGGCGGCGTAAAGTTGACATAAGATCCCATAATACTTGCCCACAATGCCGCCCCAGCCGTCATAAGCAGCAGCGTCCATTGAGGGAAAAGGAAACTAATCCGCAACAGAAGCGGCATTCGACCTGTCCACTGGCCAACCACGCCCAATGCGACCGAAACAAACAAGGCTATCGCAGCAACAGTGTGTCCGCGCCAAAGCAGCATATGCATAGGGATCGGCCAGTCGGCCTTGCTCGTGAGAGCGAGGGTAAGACCCTCTCCGGCATGAATCGCAAGGGCCACAACAATTATGATGTCGGAACCTACAATGTCTCGCTTGACCCCAAACGAGCCTATCCATTGAATGGCGGAGGTAGCTGCGAGCATCATTCTCTGTTTTCCATACTCCAATTTTGGCATTCCATTGCACGTGGAAAATGCGTGAAATCAGATACCTGCCGCCGCCCCAACAGATCGCGCCCGATGGTCGCGCGCACCTGCGGGTCGCTCATGGCATGAGCGCTATAAGATACGCTATCACAAAACCGAAAAGCAGTATTCCTATGGCTTGCGTTATATCAATCACCGCGTCTTTGCCAGTAGGCCACATCGGGGTCTTGCCAGTGAACTTATCGCGTAGTATCAATACTGCGCGTACAATTTCGGATTTCATACAAAACTCCTACCTATGGTTCCCCGCACCAGCGGATCGCTTAGCCGCCAAACCCAGCGCGAGTAGAGGAAGTGGACGAAGCCCAACCCCAGCCGCGCGCAGATGATGACCGGGATTATCCGAATCATCATGCCGCCCGGAGTCGGCACTACCCACACAAACCCCACTAAGCCGGCCGCGAGAACACCCGCGATGAACACGCCGCCGCGCTTCGCGACGCGGCACGAGAGCCCGAGGTCGACCACCCAGTGATTGACCGATACTATGCCGGTAAGCAGAAAGAATACCCAAGGGTCGTGGAACAGCCGCGGCAGCGTGAGATAGACAGCGACCGTGCCGCCCGCCACAATCGTTAGCTGAACCCACCGTACAGCCCGATCATGACTAGCGATGCGCCAATTACCTGCATAGAAATCGCGACGGCAATTATCCAGCCGCGCGCCTTGTCCTCGTCCATTTGTATTGCTCCACAGTCGCCATACCCCGAAGTTCTGCATCCCGAAGTGGTAGAGGTTGCAGGTCGAGTAGAACCACCCCAATAGGAGAAACGGGTTAGACCAATCGCTGAAGGTCGGAACGCGGCGGATCGAATCCCCTGCCGCATAGGATGTAACCCCGGCCTGCGCCGCCGCGCCGATCGCGACGGCGGCTAGAAACGCCAGCGTCGGAAGCAGGATATATTTACGCGGGCGTGCGTAAATCACCTGCCGGCGGAAGCCGCCGTGCGTCCATGCCAGCACGATCGGCGAGAGCGAGTGCCCGGTCTCCAGCGGCACGAAGAGGACGAAACAAAGAAGCTGTGCCGAGGGTGGTAGGAATATGAGGGCGATTCCGACGGGCAAGCCGCTCAACAGCCACAGCCATCCTACGAAACTCCTTGTCATGGCGGCGTCGTGGGGGGCGATGCCACAGAGCAGGTATTGCTGGTCGTCGCCGGATTCCCCGTAGTGTTCCACCCGGCGCACGACCAGATTCTTATCCACGCTATATCAACATTGTATGATCCGCTACTCAAGGCGGTGGGCCAATCTGCGGCATTCATTAGCACCAAATAACCCTGCTGGGTGTAAACTTCACTGCTGCCCCCAGACGCTGTGGTACACTGGTTGCTAGTCATCGTTTCAACGCCGTCCTTATACACGCACGCCGTTGAAAAGTTTGTGCCATTTGAGGATACCAGAGTTCCTAGTGTGTGGTAATTAGCGTCGAGGGTATATGTATCGCTTGCGGTTCCGCCGGCTATCGTCGGCTTGCATCCTACGGCATACCCTGGCCCTTTGGGAGCAAAGTTAAAGTATTCAATAAAGTCGATTTCAAGACACCCGGCATTTGTTGTCGTGTTGGCATACCACGACCAAAAATCAGCCACGACATTGCCGGTGCTGGTGAAGTTGCTGAGGTTGGTCGAGCCTAGCCGCCAGCTGATCTCGGCGTAAAGATTAGTAGTGGGAAAGACCTCATAGCAGGGATTTGTGGACGTGCTGCAAGAGTCAATCCCCGTGCTCATTTGAACGAGGGTATTTCCGTAGGAAGGAATCGCCGTTAGCTGCAAGGCATTGACGCCGGATGCCGTATCGGGAGCCACCGAAAAGGCGCCGCAAGGTATGCTTGCTGGACCTATACCGAGGGAGAAGGGGATCCACTGCTTACCGGCGATTGGCCCTACACGGGGCGAATTTGTTGCCCCATTGCAGTCCATCCAATTTAAATTACCGCCTGTCGTGGCGGTCCAGTTCATTGTTTGGGCGGCCCCGTTGATCACGTTGTTCGTGGCCGCCTGCTGGGTGAAGTCGGCGCAGTACGCGAGCGTCGTGAAGCCGACCGCCTGTGCCGGATGAGGTACGGCGGGGCTATTACAGACAGAGGAACCGCCGCTTGGCGGCGCGGTCGTTACCGCCGGGTTGGTAATGCACGCGCCGGTTTTATAGCCGGGACATTCCCACACGGTAATACGCTGCATGTATGTCGTTACTGACGGAACGCTCAAAGGAACTTGATTATTATCCTCTCCCCCAAACATATACATATACAGTGGCTGGCCTTGCGAAAACACACCAGCGCCGGCAAACGGCGGCACAACAGTATTCGAGAAACAACTATGAAATGACGAAGCCGTAAGGCCATTGATCGCGCCGTCTGCGGAGTAGTTACACGACGCCATTACGCTGACACCGTCTCCGGTCGTCAAATTTCCCCAGGTTTGCACGTTCGTATCGATGGCCCCGTTAACGGGCGAGGCACTTGTGGCGCCGGGGGCAACTGTGCCGTTGTAGCTCGCGCCACCGGGGCAGCTGATATTCCACCAGCTTTGCCCAACGCCGGTGCCGGACGCGCCGCTGTCCCACTCCATGTCGGTCCCGATGAAGCACGGCGCCCCCCCTACCCTAGTGAAAGTGCTGAGCGCGTTGATCCCGCAGAAATTACCTGCACAGCTGGTAGTCTGGTCCTGTCTCTTCACATATTCTATGTAATACTCCGGCGCCATATTAAAGGTGGCGGTGGCACCATTGCCCTGTGTCTCAAGTCTAGCTATATAATGACCCGCCGCCGCATCCGATTGCAGATAGGTCAGGGCAAATGTTTGGACTCCACTATCAGTGGCAATGTGTTGATGGCTCTGGTCGCATCCGACATTTGTGTTCTCGCCGTAAATCATGAGGTACGGGGCGCCGCCGCCGCTGTTGCAGGTAAACCACGTGGACATATTGCCCCAATTATACGTGTACGCGGTGCCCGCGATAGTGTTGGTGAAATTTCCGGTGTACGTGAAATCGTAGTTGGCGCCGCAGTGCGTAAAGCCGGCCTGCTGTGCGGCGGCAGGGATCGGTCCGGTGTAGGGCGGTCCGATGTCGCAGGCCATGGCGGCGGGCGCCGGCGGCGTCGTCCCATTGTATAGCGCCAGGACCTGGTTGGCCGAGAGGGCTTGCTCTTTGATCTGCACATCGTAGATGGCGCCGTTGAAGTAGTCGCCGGCGTAGGCCGGGTTGCGCCCAACATTGATGTCCGGACCGGTGCCCGCAGCGATGGCTCCTCCGGCAAACGCCGTGGACGCCACCTGAACCCCATTGATGTACGCTTTTACGGTCGCGCCGTCATAGACGCAGGCGTAGTGATACCAAGCTCCAATGGAGATCTGCTGCGACCAGGTTGCTTTGCCCTCCGCGGTGCCGTTGCCGACATCGCAAAACCCCGTGTTGGGACCGTCACCGACGTTGAACATGAGCTGGAAGCCCTTATGGTCAACGTCGGTCTGAGAATTGGCGACGAGCCTCGGGTTGCCGCTAAGGCTGGCGGGACTGAACCACGCCGAGACCGTCAGGGCTGATGTGTTCGGCTTCAGTGTCGAGTTGTCTAGATACTGCGAAGTGCCGTTGAAGTTGGCGCCCAAGGCCCCAAAGGTCAGCGGGCCGTTGGTTACCGTGGCGGGATTGTCTCCAGCCGAATAATCCGCGACGGTGGTCCCTGACACGCTCCCCGACGTCAGCTTCCACTCCGCCGTATTGATCGGCAGCGGCAGTCCGGGAACCACGATCGAGGAGTCCCACCAGAAGCTCGGCATTGTGGAGCTGTAGCAGACCGCTCCTGGGCTGGCCGTGCAGCGATTTGCGAGACTGGCTTGCGCATGCGGAACCGAGTACCCAAGAATCGCGAGGCCGTTGATGGTCTGTCCGGCGTATTGCGAATAGTTGTTGTTGACATAGCCAACCCCGGCGCCGGGATCGAAAGTGAGCCGGAGCTTAGGGAAGTATGGCGCGCTAACCCCCGATAACGGGACGCCGCCGCGCGTAAAGCCCGTGAATGGTCCGCCGGCCGTCGGGCATTGCGTCGGCCATGTCGTGTGATCCGCCGTGTTGCACTGTAAGGAAAAGGTGTGCGACCACCCGGAACTGCCGGAATTGTCTATATTGATAATCGGGAACCAGCGGGAGCCGGCGAGTTGGTCGATGGGTACGTCCGCGGAACCAGACCACCCATTGTAAATAAATTTCATCGTATCGCCGCTCTGGAGCGGCGGATAACCGTTAAACTCCATCTGTCCATTGGACTTGATTGGCATTCCGGAGCTGCCGAGGCTGTAATTTCCAAACTCGGAAGCGTCGGTGCCGTTCATATACTGACCGACATTGCCGCCAAATCCCGTCTGCACGCCGTTGCCGTTGGCGATCTGCGGCTGCGTCATTTGGTCGGTACAGTAAAAATCCGAGATCGTGCCGGGGAGTTGCTGGCCGCACACTCCCTCCATGTATCGTTGTAATTTTGAATTCCACGTATTGAAGACAGGAGTATGAAGCCACGCGGCCCCTTCATAGGCCACACTGGCGTCGTAGGTCATCGCCTGAGTTGAATTCAAGATGCCCGCGCCGCTCGTGTCGGGCTCGCCGGGCGGATAGATCGAGAGACTATAACCTGCGCTGCCGGGCCCGTCGCGGTAGGCCAGGAACAGCGGCCAATAATTACCCGTCTCGGTGATCATATCGTTGAACAATTGCCGCTCGGGACTGTTGTCGGCCCCGAAGGCGGCAGCATTGAGCACGTCGCGGGTAAGCCACGCGCACCCGCTTCCCTGGAAGCAGACCGTCGTGAGGCCGTAGTAGTGATATGTGTTGCCGTCGGTGTACTTCGCATTGTTGTCCCGGTAATACCCTTGCCCCAACTCCGGTCCCGGCCCGACTCGCTGTTGCGCGAAGTCGCGGTTGCCGTGCCACTGCATCATGTCCAGAAAATGCCGATCCCCAAATATCATGTAGGTAAAACCGTCGAATGCCGGCATGTGGTCGAGCTGGGTGCCGTAATTCATCGTGCCGCCGGCAATGTCGGCCACCGACGTCGACGGGTCATTGTGGTCGGGGTTGGCGATACCGGTCACCGTCGCCGGCACCCCGATCCAATTTATCTGGTTCCGCAGGGCGCCGAGCCCGGCATAGGTGCCGCCGTTGCCGTTGCCGCCGGCCCCCGTGGGAGGGCCGTTGTTGAGCGGCGAAATGCGTCCGGTGGACTCATCGAGCAAGGTGCTGTACCCGTGCATCGACGTGCCGAGCGTGAACAGGCGGGCATTGTCCCAATCCGCCTGCGCCTGGGTGATGAATGCCTTGTTCGACCACTCGTTGACGATCCCCAAATCGGGCCGCGGACCGACCGCGCCGCCTCCGATCACGTTCAGCCGACCGAAAGGCTCGTAATTCGTACCCAACCCGTCGCCCCAGATCGTTGCGAAATTAGGGGTCGGCTGCGACAGGTTCATCGGGATGACGAGCCCGCTCTGCTCCCAGTAGCGCATCTCCGTTGGAGTGAGGGCGGGATAGACCTTCCGCGTGACCCGCGTCGTCGTGCCGAAGGGCGCCCAATTGTCCTGCCCGGTCCAGTCGAGCGTCTGCCACGTCTCGAAATGATAATGCTGCACCCGCGTCGAGAACGTCGTGGTGCCGCTGCCTTGCGAGGAAGTCATCGGGAACTGGTCCACATAGGGCGTGGTCCCCAATGACACGTACTGCGTGTTGGGGGGCGCAATGGTCGCACTGCTCGACGGCCAGACATAGTAGAGCTGACCGTTGGTGAGCCCGGCCACCGGGGTTCCGGTCGAGGATACCCGCGTCGCCTGCCCGGTGTACCAGGTGTTTGCGCCGAGCGAGGACGGCACGTACAAGCACACCGTTTCGCCTTGGTGATTGCAGCCGTTGCTCGCGGCATTCACGACCGGGTTACTGGTGCTCGCAACCGTCGCGTCGAGATTGCTCCAATCCAGCACGTCGCTCGCGCCGTCGTCGATTTCGGCACGGTAGGAGACGGCCTGCGGATCGTTGGCGAACCCGACGGGACCGGGATTGCCGGCATTTCCGGTGCTGCCGGACGTGACGTTCTCCCAAGAATTGTGCATGTGGCAGACCCACCGCACATCGCCCGCCGAAGCGCCGTCGGAGGCTTTGGTGAAGATGTCAACGTTGCACTGCACATAGAGCAGCGGGTCATAGTGCCCGCTGGTGTAGAGGGGCATTCCTGAGACGATGTATTCGTCATAAACATTGCCGGCGCGGACGTGACGGGGAGCATCGCGCCCAGTGTTGCCGATGTTGCTGCAAATATCGAATGTTGCATTGCCCGAGTCGCGCACGGTGTCGTTCTGGTTGCGCACGTCGGTCAAGTGGATCTTCAGGTCATGAGACGCAGCGCCACTGCACAATGCGGAGAGAGGCTGGCGCGAGCTCTCCGAATAGGTTCCTGTCGTAGTGAGGAACCCGAGCTGCTTCGTCGCTCCGGCCGCAAGGCTGGCGGGCAGCCACGCCGCCCACACCGCATGACGCCACGAGCCGTTGCCGCCGTTCTCGTTGAAGGTCGCGATCTCGTCCCATTGCTGACCCGCTAACGGCGCGTTGCTGTTGGCCGGGTCAACAATCAGCGGATAGGTGCCCGGCATGATATCGCCGTAGCGGAACCCCTGACCGAAGCTGACGGGCGTTCCGGCCGGGAGCGTGCTTGCGGTATCATTCGTGAACGTGAAGGTTGTAACCACCAGACCCGCGCCGGTCCCGGTCAGCGTGAGAGCCTGATAGTAGGGCGAGTTGGTGAAGGTTGCATCGGTCGCGCGCACGCAAATGCTGTACGTGGCCGGCGTCGTGATATCGCTCGCGCCAATCTGCAGAGTCGATCCGCTGATCGCGAACAGCCCATTGTTCGTGCCGGTGCATGCGCCTGACGTCGCCAGCGCCAGCGCGCCCCCGAACGCCCCGCTCGACACCGCAACGGAGAGCGCGCCGATCGTCGAGTTGGCATTGCCCGCCTGCGCCGCGAAGGTGTAGTTCGTCGAGCCAACCGATGAGATCGTGGGCGGCGTCCCGCTGCCATTGAGGTTGAGGCTCTGGGTGAAGGGTGAATTGGAGATTTGCGCACTTGCGCCAAAGGCCCACAGCAGAACAAAGGCGGCGAAAAGTAACTGATTACTGCGCATCATCATGGCAAGTTGAAGATACAGTGAGCGGTAATCGTTCCGGCAGCGACGCACGCGGCCCACCGGGCTTGAGCCGGGATTACACCAACCGTCGGGCCGGTTGGATCAATCGGAGGCCAGGCGTTGGCGCCAAAGAACGACGGCTTGCTCCCGAGATAGAAGGAATTCGGGATTGTCATCGGTCCGCGTGTGTCCCAATGGATCGTGCCGTTTGGGTGGTACTCGTAGTTCCCGGTTGAAATTGTCGTGCAGGGATCGGCGTCGGTCAGGCACGAGGCCGCGTAAGTGCCCGTCGGAGTTCCAGGATAAACCGTTCCAACCACGTTATCAGGGCCGGATCCGCCGACGGATGTAGGGTTCCAACCGTAGGAGAAGACAATCGGGTTGCTGCCGCCGAGATTGCTGCTAAGCGTCCAAGTGTTGCTGTCACTCGCCGAGCTGCCGCAGATATTCCCGATGTAGCTCATCCAGCCCGTATACATATTGGCGGCGAAACAGCGCTTCACCGCATTGCCGCCGGGGACGTTGGCCTTGTCGTCGACCGAAGCCCCGGTGATCGCGGTAAACGGCGCACGATAACCAGTCGCATAGTTGCGCAGCAGAGTGTGATGGCCCACGCTGCCGTGGGTCGAGTCTTCATCGTAGTTGACAGAGTAGTTACCCTCGAAAAGCATGAACTGAGAACCAGCAAGGTGGCTGGCGTTCATGCCAATTTCCTGCCATTGCAAATCGTAGAATATATAGCTGTCGTCCATGTAGTTGTAGGCGGCTACACAGCCGGCGCCGCTTGCACGAACAACCATTACCTTGTTCGCCAGCATCGAGATGCCGTTTTGGATCAGGCACTCAGACACCCCGAACGTCAGCGCGATAGAATAGCCTCCACCGCCTGGTGACGGCCACGCGGCATTGTGGCTCCAGAAGTTATCAAGCTCGAAACGGAATGCCGCCTGATCTAGAGAAAAACCATGCCCGAGCCAATTGGTGTCCTCGACCCCCGTCGACCAGCAGTATACACACCCCTGCACTTCGACATTGTTATTGTCACCGTTCTGGACCGTGAGGTTCTCCAGACCCGCCTGTTGAGCAAACGCAGTGGTCTGCCAAGACACAGCCCCAGCACTGTTTGCGGTTGTGTATGTATTCATCAAGGGGCTATCAAAGGTTATCGTACATGCAGCGCCAGGGCACGGGCCGGCACCGATAGCTGTGATCAGGTGGTCCTCTTCTTGGACGCCGCCGCAACGGATGGAGTAGGCGCATTCGTCACCGCCCGCGGGAGCCGACGCGAACAGGTTTGGACTGCACGCCACCCCCGCCTCCAGGCCGTACCCGAGGCACGAGGAGTCGTAGAACGAAACCGCCGGGTTGTGATCATTCCACGTGACCGACGCGTCCGCAGCCATCCAAACATGTCCAGTGCCACTGTTAAACGCCGGGTCGGATGTGTTTTGTCCGAATGCAAGCTGGTCTATGTGCGCGAGACCCCCAACCTGGAAGCCGGTCGTGCTGGTCAACTGAATCGTGGTGGCCCCGTGGTTTCCATTGGCCGCCAATGTCGTCGTCGCTGAGGCTGTAGGAAGCCCCTTTCCTAGAAGCACAACCGGAGTTGCATTGTTGCCGGGAATGCCACACCCAATGGTCGCGCCCCATGCTTGAGATTGATCGCACTGTGTTCCCGTCAGGGCTTCGTCAGCAACGGTCTGCGAGTGATTGACGGTGTAAGTCCCGGCCGCTCCCGAGCCTGAGATAATCGCCGAGCATGTCGTCCCGGCGGTAACTCCGCCCCCACCGATAAATGACGGGTGCGCGCCCCCGCAAACGATCGTGCCGAACGGCGTAGGAGAGGCGTCTATGGTGAGCGTCGTGCCTGAGATGCTGCCGCTGAAGGTAGCGTTGTTGGTTTGCCAAGTACCGACTCCGGTCGGCCGGTTCAGGATTGTAACCCCCGCTCCCTGGCCACGAACCGTTATACCTTTGTTAATAGTGGGGAAATGGCCCTCGGCGATCGTGAAGGTGCCTGAGCCCAGGTTTACAAAATCCCCTGCCGTACAGGAACTAATCGCGCTGTTGATAGCAGCAGTATCGTCGGAGCCGCTACCGATCGGGTTGACGGTCGAGCCGCACTGGGTATTGCGGGCCGGGATGCCGGCTATCGATTGCAGTCCTGCCGTCCGCCAATTCGTACTGGCATCCCGGCCGGCCGGGAGCCCGACAAAAACCCCCTGTGTCGCGACCGCGCTGACATCTGAATAATTTCCGGATGGCGTCCCGCCGGCCGCCGTGCTCTGCTCGATCGTGCAGGTCCCTAACGAGATATTCGAACACCCGGCTCCGGATAGGTGGAAGCCGCCGGAATTGGCTCCCGTAAGGGACAGCGCCGCCGTCGAGGCGGGCGAGGTCGGCGACATCGTAACGGCGAGATTGCAGACTGCGCCGTTCTGCGCCCCGGAAGTGAAGGAACAGCTGGTCGGGGTGATCGAAGCTATGGTTTGCCCGGCTGTGCCGGTGATGGTGACCGGGAATGCCGTCCCGCTGTTGCCTAGACCCGCCTGGGTGGGCACGATGTTTGCCGTGTAGCTGCCCGCCGCCTGCGTCCCGTTGAGTAGGAGATTGGCCGGCGGCGTGGTAGAGGACAGGCGGAAGTCAGTTCCCTGCCCGCCTGAGCCGATGGCGATGGTCCCGGTGAAAGACCCCATCGAAAGATTGACCGCGATTGCCCCGGCAGATGTGCCGTCCGCCGAGCCGCCAAGGAAGTTGCCTGGGGTAACCGTGACGGACGTGATTGTCGCGACGGAACTCGGCTGAAGACCGCCGCGGAAGAACCCCGCAGCCGCCGCGCCGGAGACGAGCAGCAGCGAAAGGATGAGGATGAGGCGACGCCTCATTGCGCCACCAGGAAGGGGCCCGTCCATTTGAGCGTCTGATCGCAGACCCAGATTTTAATAACTATCGGGGTGACCGTGCGGTCGGTCGCAAACTCGCTATTGCCGCCGGGGCTACAGGTCGCGCCGACGACCGGAGTGCCGAGCGTCAGCGAAGCGGGCGGCCCAGCCGCGCCCGGTGCGCCCGTCGCACCAGTGGCTCCAGTCGCTCCAGTCGCTCCGGCTGGACCGGGAGGGCCTGTGGGGCCTGTGGGGCCGGTGAGCGGCGGGGCGCTTTGGACCCACACGTTACCCTGCCGCAAGTACCAGCCTTGGGTGGCGGTAGCGACATAGAGTTTCCCGCCGTTGGCAACCTCCATGAGTATCCCCACCCCCCCCGAGGGCGAGCCGTTCAGGTTGATGTAATACTCTCCCGCCCGCCCCGGCGCGGCTGCGCCCCAGGTCCATGTGCCCGCCGCGTTGGTGAGCGCTGTCACCCCTTTCGGATTTGGCGAGACGGTGCCGTCTGCCGAGACCTGAGCGTGCGCAGGCCACACAGCAACGAGGATGAGGAGAAGGCTCGCCCGTAACATCATCATCAGTGTGAACTCGTTGCCGTCGCGACCGGAAACACCGGCGCAGTATTGTTTGTCAGCGCCGTTGCCTGCGCCGCCAGCACGGCATCATGGTATGAGGATACGGCGTTGTAGACATCATGGAACGCCGGCATACCCATTACGTGCGGACCAGAAATTCCCGGCACAGTGACGGTCGATGCCGCGCCGATGCCGACCTTACCGGTCTGTAAATTCAATAAGGTCTGTATAGCCGCGTCCGTCGCCGCGTAATGATCATTTGCCGTCGTTGTCGACGTAAACGTCATTGCTACCCCGGCAGCCAACAGGTTAGTTGCCATCCCTGGCTGGAGGGCCGCTGCGCCGGCAAAGTAGGCGCTGGCTTGCGCGCTCGTAATCACTGAGCATCCGGCGCACGAACCATCCGTTGGAACCGGGACATTGCTGGCGGTCGCCGTCTTCACATCCGAGCAGCACGACCCGCCCGGCCCGGCATTGGGGGACGAGGTAAGCACGCCAAAGTAGGTCTGCCCATGCGCTGCCGTCGATATCAGCGCAAGCACAAGCATGGCTGCGAATCTCATCATCTTCAGTTCATCCCATAGAGGCTGCACGTACCTCCCGCAAACCCCCCGCTGGGGGTAGGTACTAGCTGGATTCCCGTTATTGGATTTGTGTCATTATTCCAATAACCCGATCCGTTTTCATAGTACCATCTGCCGTCCGGATCATAGATACTGGTGCTAGTAAAGGTGACTATCTTTGCTAAAGATGTCGATGCGACATTTCCAATGTATAGCGATAAAGATCCGGCGGTTACTGTCGATAATGGCGGGGTTTCGATGCTCGTCTGGACGGTCCCTCCCGAAATTGTCTGACCTCCGACAGCACTTATTTCGGACCTGACAATTGTGTAATGAGCGCCGGTCTCCCAAGTCGGGGTGCCGCCTTCACCGACGAGCACATTGTAACCGTTTCCGGTACCGTTAAGCATTCCCTGACAATTAACAAACAGGGTATTGTAGTTAGTCGGCAATGGGAAGAACTGAGCGGTCGACGCGAGGTTTATAGTCGAGATGAAGACCGGGGCACTGGCCGCGCCGCGATACGGGTGCGGTGCTTCGGTTTGCGCCAGAGCAGCAGAACTCGACGCGCCTACGATTAGCGCAGCGAGGACGCGCCTAATGAACGACGATCCAATGACCATTTGTACCTGTCGTAACCTTCTCGAACGTGTTGCAGCTGTTGACTTCAACGCGCGCCGCCGCGCTGGCGGACCCGTTCATGATCGTGCCGGTGCCGCTGGGATAGGTTAGGAAGCCGTTGGCCGCGCCGTCGGCGCACACCGTCTGCCGATCGCCGACCGCTACGGAGGACGCGAGCACCACGCCGTTGCAGGACGTGTAGGGGCCGCCCACCGGGCAGCTGCCGGCCGCCGTGCCGACGGCGTTGGCTTGCGCGCTCAGCGTGGTCGCGCCGCCCTGCGTGGTGCCCGCCGCCGTAACGCCGGTCGCGATGGTGTCGAGCGCGCAGGGACCCCATGTGAAATTGTCCTTGTAGCAGGTCGCCCCGGTTTGCGACGGCGGGGCGGCTACGCCGAGCGCGACGCGGTAATTGTTGGCGTTGTCGGCAAAAAGGCTGACATATTGATTTACGCCAACGGTCAGTGACGACAGCCCGCCGATGGTGCCCAATGCCGGGGTGATCGTATTGCCCACCGTGGATGTGACGTAACTAAGCCCAAACCCGACTCCGAAGCCCGCGCTCCCTGCCGCAGCAATCGTGTCGGACTGTGTCGTCGTATTGGTTCGCACGACATTCTTGCAGGCGTCGGCGCTAGGGACGGCAAACGCCGCATTTGCGCTTTGCGTGTCGAGCACGACCGTCGAATTGATGGTCGCCGCGCCCGCGCTGCCGCCTACCGCGAAACAGTTGCCGACCGTAATCGACGCCGTGTTGGCGACAGGATTCGTGCCGTCAGTCACAGTCAGCGGAGCTGGCCCAAGCACGAGATGATTGCCCGAATCAATGCCAACATTCGAGATCACGGTCCCCGCTACGAGCCCGGAAAAGATTGGCGCAGTTGCGGTTGACGTAAAATTGCCTGAGAATGTCCCCGACAGAGTCCCGCCATTTATAATCGGCGCCGTTAGTGTGAGGCCGGCGACGGTCGCCGCAGTCGCGCCCAACGCTACGCTGGTGGAGCCGATGATGACCGAGGAACTTGCCAAGTTCGCGACGGGAAGTCCGGTGATCAGGGTATTCGAAATGTGGCCGCCGCTATCGGTCTCGACCACCGTCGAAGTCCCCGTGGGGCCGAACGGCTGACTCGATGTGACGGACGCCGACCCGCCTGCGACCGCGAGTTGCCCGGTCGTCATGCCTGATGCGGCAGCATATCCGGGGATCGTCAACCCGGAAGGCAATGTCGTGCTCTCGCTCGGCAGCCCCGCTCCGCTTGTGATCACCACGGCACTGTTGACCGGAGAAATACCCAGCCACGCCGATGAACCCCGATAAAGCAATGAATTCGGTGTCGAGGTTATCCCGTTGAGCACTCCAGAAGGGAGTGCCGAGAACTGACTGCCGACCAACTGCAGCGTCGTGCCGTCGGCGGTGTAAGAGTTCGCCGCCCCGACCTGCACGAAGGTAAGCGCCGTCGTGCCGACGGTGATCGTCCCTGTGTTCGACAAAGACCACGAGCTGTTCGCCAGTGTGCTGCCGCCTGTGACCAGCACGGTAGCGCCGGTTGCGATGTTGCCCGATGCGGCAGTGTTGAAGTCGGTGGCGCGAGTGAGTATCCAGGGCACCGAGCCGGTCCCGGCTTGCGTCAGCGTGTAAATGCCGTTTTGCAAGCCACTGGCTTGTTGGTCGACCAGGACGCGGGTTGTGAGTGTGGATACGGTTGTGCCGTCAACCACCAGGGCCGTGTTACTCGCCGAGGTCAGGGTCCCCGGACCATTCGAATAGGCCGGGGTGTTGGGCAGCACGGCGGCGGTCGAAACCGCTACCGGGGTATGCGGCGGCTGCCCGCCCGAGACCGCGTCGATGTAGGATTTCGGACAGGCGTCCGTCCCGCCGGAACAACTCGGAAGGCCAGTCAACGTCACACCGGTAATCGTGCCGCCGCTGAACGACACAGCGCTCGTGTTCTGTGTGGCAATCGTGCCAAGCCCCAGCAGCGTCGAGACTTGCGCCGACGTTAGCGCCAAGGGCGCTCCGGAGCCGCCGCTGTTGTTCCCGACGATCGTGTTGTTTGAGATGCTCGACAGATCGCCGATCGCGACGGCTTGGTTGGCGCCGCCCAGCGAGACTGAATGTCCGGCGAAACTCACGGTCGAATTGGCAAGGTTCGCGTTCGGCAGCGCGACGATGCGGGCGTTGGGCAGGGTGCCGCTGGTGATGTTCGAGGCGACCGTGGTGTTTGTTGTGGCGGATGCGGCGAAGGGTACGCCACCTGTCCCGATGACGGTCAGCGAGCCGCCTTGAGCCAAGGTGGCGTCGCCGCTAATCGTAACGGCACCGACTACGGTTCCGGTGCCCGCAAGATATTGCGCGACGGCAGGGCCCGTACCGCTGACCACCGTCCCGGAACCGCCGCCGCCTCCCCCGGTCCCGCATCCGGGGGTCGACAGGACGACGACGTTGCTGCTGTTGAGGCCCAAGCAAGAGACTTGAGTCCCGACCAATAGGCCGGAGAAGGTTACGCTGCTGGAGAACAGGGCGGCGCCGGAGAAGGTATTCGACGCGCTGAGTAATGGTACGACCGAGCCGCTCTGCCCGATTGGGAAGGTTGCCGCCGAGCCGAGCCCAAGATTGGTGCGGGCCGTCGCGGCGTTGGTGAGGTCGGAGAGGTTGTTGGCAGGATTAAGCGGCGTAAAGCCCAGCGCCTGCGCCTTTACGAAGGCTGTCGTGGCGACTGTGGTGCTGCTGTCCGCCGTGGCCGGCGTAGGTGCCGTTGGCGTGCCGGTAAACGCTGGGGAGGCGAGCGGCGCAAATCCGGGGATAGCGAGGCCGCCCGGCAATGTCGTGCTCGGCGTTGGGACGCCGGTGGCGGAAAACGTCAGCAGACCGTTATTGACCGGGGTAAGGGGGCCGATCGTGTTGAGCCCAGTGTATACGCCGAGTTGGTTTGATCCGTTGGCGATCGATGCCGTCGCCGTTGCCGTGCCGCACTGCAGCGGGCCGCCGTAGGTCGGGTATCCGAGAGCCGAGTTGCCGCCGCCGCAAGAGGGCGCCGCCTGCGGCGGCGGCGGTGTGACCACCTGGCCGGCATTCGCGATGCCGCAAAAGAAAAGGGCCGCCAAAGCGGCCCAGATCGGGGCGAGCGACTTGCGTTTCACGTGAATCAGCGATACCAACAGGTATAGGTCGAACTCGCCGCGCTCGCGATAATCGAGAGGCTAAGCGGCACGGGCTCGATTGGTCCATTCCAGATAAATGACGAGCCGGGAAAGATATGAAGTGACGGTTGCGTCGTTGTGGCTACGCCGCTAGGCAATGCGTTAATCCAGATATCAGCCGTTGCATTATTGTTCTGCATTATCAAATATACTTGTGGCGCCGCGCCTCCGTTTCCGGATGATGGGAACGCTACTGGCGCAGCTGTAGTGCCTACTGTGCCGGAACAGTTTGACAGCGGCCCATAGACTTGCTGCGCATCGGCCGCAGTTGAGATCAGCCACGACAGCGCGAGCGCCGCGAGAAGCGCGCGTAAAAGCATTTGTTGGTGTTCCTGTTTTGGGCTAGTTGACGAGGCGCTTGCGCAACCGATTTATGGTTGCGTCATGAAAACTCTCATTTGGGCTGATCGAATCGCGCTGGTGTGGTGGGCGCTCTGGGTAATCGTCTTTCTGATGGGGCCGCTAGGGTCGGCGGCATTGGCCGATCCTCGGGCCTGGCACGCATTCGCAATCCTTGTTGGTATCCCGTGGCTGTTCCTGCGCGGGATCGATTTTGTCTTCACCGGAGGCTTGCGCTAATGGCTCCGGATGATCCGGCCTGGCTGAAGATATTGGCTTCGTTCTTGGTTGTCGCTGTAGGCCAAGGCATAGCTCGATTACGGCGGAGCATTCGATCCGCCCCCGACCCGCGGGACGAGAGCGCTGGCGAGCGGGCCGAAATTCCGCACAGCGTTGGCTACCGGCTGGGCGCCGGCTGGGCGAGACGCCGCCAACAACGTCGCCAAGCGTTGGCCAATCGGTGAATAGGCGCCCGCAGCGAGGCCGGTACCCATGCCCGTCGCGGCTAGGTATCCCATCGTTTCCGGCGCCAGTTGATGGCCGGCCATTCCCCCCGCGAGGCCAGACCCAAGCATCGCCAGCAAGCTACGCCCAGCCGTCCCGGAGTCCGGCACGGTATTTCCTAGAACTGCTTTTCCGGCCTCCGCATATGGCTGCATGACGGCTTGACCCGTCATGAATTGCTTCAAAGACGGCGAGACAGCTTTCGATCCTGCCTGAAGTTGCGCTGCACTGAATACCCCAGGTTCGCCGCCCAGCGCTGTCGACGCTCGCTCAATAGGCAGCATACGCAGATAAGCGGTTCTGGCATTTCCTAAATCTTCTGACGCCTGCGGATTGACGCGCCCTAACCAGTCGCGCATTGATGCTTGGAGGGTCCTGACACCATTACCGAATTGCCGATCCTCCCAGGGGACGCCGTGACCATAGACGTTATCTCGGATGATCTGCCCGAATGCGCTGTCGGCGTTCTTGAACGCGTCTCCGCTCATCACCCCTGCGGGCGATATGTTATCAAAGATCTGGCTTTTCAGGACGTTGTCAAATTGCGGCCCACGCGCGGTGGATTGCGCCATGGTCCGCAGGTTCTGTATCTCGCTCATCAGTTGCGGATCGAATTGCCCGGCCGTTTGTGGGATGGCGGCGGTCCATGCATTGTCAATTTTATTGCTCATCTCAAGCAGAGCGTCGCGGCCCATTTTGTTCGTTTCTAACTGCTCTCCTATGGGCTGCAATGCCTGATTCAAGGCGCCGCGGTCAAACTGGTCCAGCGCTCTCGACTGGCCGGATCGAATGAGGTCGCCGACAATCGGCCAGCTACTCAATTTCTGTTCAATGCTTCCGGCTGTGCCGCCGAGAGTCTGGCCAACTGTCGGCGAGACTCCTGCCTCCCGAAGCAGCGCGGTGCGATCTACCGCGTTCGGGTTAACCACGCGAGCGGCAGCTCCCAACGCGATAGGAGTAGCGCCCCCCGCGAGGCCGCCCACCAACGCATTGTGACCAGTTTGAGACCAAAAGTTGGGGTCATTCGGATCGACCGGATTGAGCGCGCCGGAGACTGCTCCCGTGGCGGCTCCCGACCCCAGGCGGGCCAACATCGACGTGCCGATCGCTCCTGGCGTCGCAGCGGCAAGAGGCACCATAGATCCCGCAAACTCCGCCACCTTCCCGGCAACCCCAGGAAGTCCGGACTCTTTCTCGGCATCAGCCCCCGCCTGATTTGCGGCGGCAACGCTGGGCGCTTGCGACGGAAACGCCTTTGCCAACAAAGTCGCGGCCTGATCTATCGGCTGCCTCATTCCATAGAGGAAATTCGTCATCAACGACGGTGAGCCCGTCTGTACCGCAGCCGGTCCAGGCGGTGCCTCGGTCGGGTCTACGCCGTACCCACCTGGCAGCTCGGTCGGGTCCACGCCGTACGGCATTAGCGCTTATACATTACTTTGGGATCGCCCGGCACTGTATAGGCCGCGTTGGGCGGCAGCTTATTGTACTCTTCCTCGGTCACGTCGAGGTTCTGTTTTCCTGATTGCGCCCCCGATTGGCCGGGAGCTTGGAACCCAGGCATTCCCTTGAGTGGCCCAATTTCCTTCTCGACCTGTGAGCGGGTATCTTCAAGCGGGTTTAAGCCGTTCCAATGAGCCAAAAACGAATCCGGATTCCGCCAGCCGGACTTGAATGCATCATTCCAGTCTAGAGGTAATTGTTGCGCCTGACGAACTAAAGCGAGATCTTCGGATAGCATGCGTAGGTTTGCTTCCGGTTGAATGTTTGGATGCTCTCGATTTTCACTGGTGACCAAAAATTCTGTCTGTGAAGGACGCGGCGTTGCCGCCTTCAGCAGCGGAAGCGTCGTTAAGATGTTGTCATGCAATGCTTCTTGTACCGCGGCCGGATTGGTTTGTGTGACAATTGCCGGATTGATCCCTAACGATTTTACGAGGGCAGCCAACTGTGCCTTATTCGTCTCATACGCCCCGCTCTCCGTCAGCTTGAAGGCTTGCGCTATTGTTGACAGCCGCATTTCAGCTTGTCTTGCGGGAACAATCGCGTTGGTCCATTCCTGAGTCGTTTTTCTCCATTCGGGGAGATCGTTCTTCAATTCTTCCGGACTTTGCGGGAGAGCCTGCTCGCTTAACGCGGGGAGTTTTGTGCCGCGCGGCGTTGTAACTGGCTGATTTGCCGGTTGAGACGGTGGCGCGGCAGCGGGCGGCTGCCCAGGCGGTTGACCGGGGACCGCAGGCTGCTGAGCTGGCTGTTGGCCGGCGGCCGGCGGTGGGCCACCCCCGATATTCACCCCTGGGATGCCGCCTAATTCAGCCCGGTACTGCCCTGTATGTGTCGCTTGAGCTTGGTTTTGGATTGCCTGATTGGCACCTGGTACTTCTCTAGCCACCGGGGGGCCTCCACCGGCGCCGGCCACAAGCTCAGTGCCAGACGGCAACACTGGACTTTGCGCCTCCAAACTCCAATGGCCGGTTTGTGGATTTTGCATCCATGCCGAGGCTCCCTGCCGAAGAATCAGAGGCTTCCCTGCAGTCTCGCCTCGGGCCGTCGCCTCTGCTTTCGGCCCTACGAAAGGAAGTCCCGCCGCCTCATTAATATACGCTGGCGGCGTCTCACCCAGCACAGAGGCTACATCGGCGCGCCGCTGAGCTTCTGCCGGCGTGATCGACCCTGCCGCCGGCGGCGACGCGGCTCCTGCCCCACCAGCCGTATTCGGCCGCGCGACGCCCTCGAACTCACCAATCCCGGCATTCTTGGCGCCGTTGAAAGCGCCCCATCCATTCTGCGCAACATGGTGCATCGCGTAATCTATTGTGGCTTTTTCGTTGGCGGGATCGAGCGGATTCATTCCGGTGTCCGCCAGGAATTGATCACCGACCGCGCCCCCCTTCCCTCCCGGCGTAAGGTGAAGCTGAAACGCACCGCCGGATGTGCCGCCATCTCCGATCGGGGTACCAAGCCCCTCATTTGAGGCAACCTTTATCGCGGTGGCCGGATCAATATTATTCAGTTGGGCGCTCTGCGTAATATACGGAATTAGTCCGCGCGGATCAGACGCTTTACCGGCCGGGGCGCCTCCCGGCGGCATGCCGGGCGGGCTTCCGCCAGCGCCGGCGCCAGTACCAAGCGCGCCCAATGCGGCCGTGCCCGCCGGATGACTCATCAGATACTGTGCATAATTGGCCTTGGCTCCAAACAACGCCCCTTGAGCCGCCTTCAGTCGCGCGTCTGCGACATTTTCAGGCGTCGCGCCTGCCAACAATGTCCCGCCCGAGAGCGGCGAATACTGGCCTGGTCGGGCATTGGCGAGCGCACTGAACGGGTCAGGCTGAGATAGCAAGCTCGCGAGGTTCTGTTGGTTGCCGACCCGCTGATTGACGACATTCTGCACCGCAGGCTGCAGGCCGCCGCTGTCGAGGCCCATCAGCGCCTTCCCCAGCCCCCCTAAGATCCCTCCGGGATTTTCCGGATTGAGTGCCGCCTGTGTGCGTTGCGCGATTTGATATCCCGGCACCATCTGCGCCGCGAGCGGGTCTTGGCCCGAGAGGATTGAGAGAAGGCTTGAGTCGGCCACCTATGCTATCCCAACGCCGCGAGACCCAATGGGAGACCAGACGCGGCCGTCGCTCCGCCGCCTAGCGTATCTGCAGCGGGGCCAAACAGTCCCCCTAGCAATCCTGTAGTCGGGTTAATGCCAAGTAATCCGCCCAAGCCCTGAGATCCGAATAGCGCCTGACTGCCGCCCAGCCCGGTAGCAAGGGAGCCGATGCCGCTGCCGAGCTGATTGTTCAGCGCCATTCCCTGCACGGAGCGTTGGTTGTTCGCATTCGCCGCGACTTGACCCGCGCCCACGACATTTGGCGGCTGCACCGCGGTCTGGCTGCTGCCAAATGTCGGCACTCCGCCTGCCCAATTGAAGTTTCCGAGCCCCCCTAAGTTGGCGAGATCGCTGGCGCCTGTGCCGAGCAACCCACCAGCCGACCCGGCAAGCGAGCCGATGGCATTAGGAACAGACTGGTATTGCTGCAGCGCTTCGTTTACGCCTTCCTGACGGCCCTGCAGGCTTTCCCCGAATAGAGCCTGCTGTTCTTGGTTCCCCGCAGTCACTGCCGAGTTTTGGGCCTGCTGATTAGCAAATGTCTGCTGCCGTGTAAGGTCGCCTTGCGCGCGGTCATAGGCCGCCGAGCCTTGATTAATGCCCTGATCCGCCATCTGCTGGGCGAAATCCGACGTCTGCTCGGCTTGCTGTGGTTTGAGGTATCCTTCCTGCGTATTGTACGCGGCATTTTGAGCTTGGCTGACTTGATCGCCAAAATTCGTCTGGAGTGGCGCTACTCCGCTAAAGTTGAGCGGCCCCCCTGGTAAAGAATTGGCGAGATTTGCTACGTTACCGAGTAAGGGGGAGGCGGCCGCCCCAGCCTGCACGTTATAGGGTATCTGCTGAGTAGCCCCGACCGCGCCCTGGGTAGCCAAGTTTTGTTGCGCGCCAAGCACGCCCTGAGCCGGCGGCGTAAGCGTCTGTGCCAAATTCCATTGTCCGCTTGGCGTCTGCGTGAAGTAGCTGGTGCCGAGCGGCGATGCTGTATCGACATTGTTTAGGGTTGATTGAAACTGCGCGGACGCGTTGTTCGCTTGTCCCTGAGCGTTAGCTAGATCAAACGGATTAACTGCCGGCGGCGCTGACGAGCCGCCTGATTTGAAGCGCCTCTCGGACGGCAGCCAGGGAGCGGCCCACCGAACGCCCGCTCGATGATGTCCGCGCGCCCTATCTAGCATTTCACTCTATAAAGAAAGGAGCCGCAAGCCCGGCGATAGCCCCAATAACCATGAGCGAGACACCCACGATAAACCGCCATTCCGGCTCATTGGGATTGACAAAATAGCTAAGTCCAGTGGTAGGAATGCAAAAGCATGTCCCGATCCAGAATATTATTAACCCAACAATCATCCCAGTCAGTCCAGCCATCGGCATTCCTCGCGGAGCATCCCGTAGACAGCGGCGTCGGCCCCGGTACGAAATCCCCGGCGCATGATGCCCTCTTGCTGAAAGCCGAGGCGGGAAAGAAACGTCCTGACGTGATCGTTCTCTAACTCGGTGATTGCGGTCAGCCGACCCACGCCGAGTTGCTCAAACGGATACCAAAAGATAGCGCGCAGGACGCTGCGCGTGCACCACTTCGGCGTGCTGCTGGCGATTGTTGCTTCGATATTTGCCTCTCGTAAATTATTGTAGACGATGCCTGCCACCAATTCTTGGTCGCGCTCCACCCCGAGCGCTACGCACGGGCCAAAATCATCAATTCCTACCTTTCTTCCGACCCAGCCGCTAACGAATCTGTTGAGTCCCACTACCAACGACATTGTGCCGCCAGTAGTGGGCACGAGTAGCCGAATCGGCTCGCCGTCATTCATAGCGCGCTGCCGGGCTCGATCAACAGGTCCGTGCGTATCCACGTCGTACCCACCGCAGCATTCGACGCCAGGCTTATCCCGACGGCAGCGCCTTCGCCGCCGCCTATGTGCCAGCGCGGGTCCGTGATCCCTACGCTGCTGCCCCAGACCCGCGGCGCTCCCCAATTATTGGCTCCGTATGTCAGTGCGTTGAGCGGCCCGATCGTGTCGCCGGGAAACTGCAGTCCCGATGCCTGATAATCAAAGCCGAGCCCAAGGTTGAACATCGCGACCCCGGCGCTCTGCACGATAGGGCGTAACGCCGCCACGCGCTTTTTTAGCGGCGTCCCGAAGGTTTGCCATGCTTGCTGGCCCTGCGTCAGAATTGGCGCACCGTTATCGTTTACTCCCACATCGGCTTGCAGGACGGTGCCCTTTGCGGCCCCGAAATAAAGCGCTTCATTGTAGATGCCGAAGCAGTAGGCATTATTACTGCGGAACCGACACCATGCCTGAGTGCTGGTGTTGAAAATATGCTGCGAAAAGGTGCCGTCGGGATTGGGTATATTGTAAATCATCCGCGTCCCGCGCGGATAATAGAGTGCTTGCCAGCCGGGCAGGAAAGAACCCATCAAAAAGGCTTGCTTGGCCGCTCCGGAAATCTTAGTGCGGGGCGCCGTTTCTCCCAGCTTCAGCGCGATAAATAGTTTGGATAACTGCTGGTGGTCGTTCTCCGTAATAATATAGACGTCCCCGCCGTACCGCGTGATGCCCCGCTGCGCCACCGGCGCCGGAATCTGATAGCGGCCGACCAATGCCCAATTGTTCGGATTTGACGGGTCGGTGCCTTGATACATCAGCACTTCGCCGGAACTCATGAAAAAACAGGTGTAATCGTCGATCCCTGTTCCGCCGTCGTAAGACAGCACCTCGACAGCGATTAGATTTCCGCCATAGGACGTCACCATGCTAAGGGGAAAGTTGGCGAGAACTCCGGCTATGCCCTGGACCGGCCCATACCAGAAACTCGGATCATTGCCGGTCCAAAAATACATCCGGTTATTGAATCCCCCGACCCCGCTCAGCGTGTTCATCGCGGTCCCGGTAAAACCCGCCGCCGAGAGCGTCGTGCCGTCGTAGATTTGAACCGGGTCGACCCCGTTGGCCAGGAACAATTTCTGATTGAAGTTGCACGTCTGCCAAATGTCCGATTGAAACCCGCTGCCCAGCAGACTGCTCGATCCGCCCGATATATTGAAGATCTTCCCGTCGCAGGCGGCCAGGAAAAACGTATTGTTGCCGGCACGATAGGTGGCGAGCGACTGCACCGGCGTAACGCCGAGCCCAGTCACGAAATTTTGCGTACCGCTGCGGCTGGTCAATCCGGCAAAGTCGGGAAACCAGTTATCCAGCACGACAGCATCTTTCGGGTCCATCGCCTCGAACGGGTCGCGTGTGTTCCATCCGAGCAGCGGGGCAGATGCTTCCTGCGGCGTTGAGCGTCTGCGGGCCGCCCTTTGCCGCTCTTGCTGGTTCACTTACTCACCCGTTAGAGTCGCGCCGTAGGGCGTTCCAGGCGGGGCATAATCTCCTTGAGCGTTGACGGATTGGAAGTCGCTTGCCGTCCCGGCAAGAAATTCTATCGTCAAGCTGTTCCCTGCCGTTGCGCGGAGATCGATGTCGGTGCGATTGAGAACGTCGATCCCGCCCCCCGGCAGACTGAGGGTGGAATGAAAAATGACCGTTCCGACCCCTGTTGCGCCGTCCCGCACGACCACCGTACCGCTTCCCGCCGCCGGGCCGTCCAAAGTACAGTAGAGCGCGCGAAGTCTCGTCTGATAGGTGAGGTTTGGACCTCCCGGAACCGATATCGTAGCCGCCGTGCCGGCCGTGCCCCGGATCGTCACTTGCCACATTACACGCCATACAATGTGCCGGGAGCCACGTAATCACCTCCGGCATTGATTTCCTGGACGTCCCCAGGCGTCCCGGCGACAAACTCGACCGTCAGCACATTCCCGACAGACGCGCGCAGATCGACCTCGTTGAAATCGAGAAAATCCCAGCTGTTAGCTGCGGTGTAGAGATCAGCCTCGAATATCACCGCGCCTGTCCCGGTTGGGCCGTCTCTCACAACCATTGTCGCGGATCCGGCAGCGCTTCCCGAGAGAACGAGATACAATGATCTTAGCCGGGCTTGGTAAGCCGGGTTTGGCCCGATCCCGATGGATACCCATGCCCTATCCCCAGGATTTCCCGAAGCCGTTATCCACCAGACATTCCCCCCCCAACGAGCCGTCGTCGGCGCCCCGGATGCGGTAACTTTCCACGGGAGCGCAGGTTGCGGCGGGGCCGGCAGCCAACCGATCAGTACTTCGCGCGGTACGGACCAGATTCGACCCGGAGGCGCTGTGGGCGCCGGACCCGATGCGGTAAGTTTTCGCGGCCCTGGTTGCGACCAAGTGACCGGCGTCCATGATATCAGGATCTCCGCCGCGCCGGGTCGTGTGCGCGCCAGAAAGGCCGGCGGCGCAACGCCGAACGGCACGCGCGATCCGGCGATGACCGGCGCTTGCGCCGGCGACAGCCAGCCGATCAGGATCTCGGTCAGTACCGACTGTATCCGGACCGGCGGCGGTTGCGGCAGCGGCCCCGAGGCGGTTAGCCTTGGAGCTTGTGTCGGGAGCGGCCAATCGGTCTTCGCCCATACCACGGCGGCGACGGCATTCCATCCGTTCGGCGCCGGCTGAAAGGGCGGCGCCTGGAAGGTCGCGGTCGCCGCGATCAACGGCGGCAGAGGCAGCGGCGGCGGGGCTTGTTGCCATCCAATCAGCACTTCCAGCGGCGTCGTCTGCGAGCGCGGCGGAGGCGCCTGCGGCGTCGTCGGCCCACTGATCGGCGGACTGAGATTGACCGCAACAATCGGCGACGGCGGCCCCGGTATCCACGAGACCAGCAAGCCCGGCGGTATTTCGGCGCCGCCCATGAAGGGCGGGTTCTGCGGCGCCGGTCCGGCGATCGGCGGATCGAGGTTGACCGCGACGATCGGAGAGGGCGGCGGCGGTATCCAGCCGATCAGGACTTCGGTTGGTACCGATTGCACCCGGACGGGAGGCGCCTGCGGTACCGGACCCGTGATCGGCGGACTGATATTGTCCACGACAATCGGCAGCGGCGGCGGCGGAATCCACGCCGCCAGAACCGCTTGCGGGACAGCCGCGCCGCCGTTTATCGGCGGGTTTGTTGGTGCCGGACCCGATTGTGTGAGGAATCGGCGCGGCGGCTGCGGCCAGTCGGCTTGCGCCCACACATAAGGCTGCGGCGGCGACGGCCCCAGGCGTTGCGCGATCGGCGCCGGTACAATCGCCGCGGCGCGTGGGCTTTGCTGCGGCAACGGAACCGCAGCGACGCTCCACGCCGCAACGAGTGTCGCGGCGAGCGAGGGCCGGCCAAATACCGGATTGCTCGGCAGCGGCCCGCTGGGCGGGGTTAGTTTCTTCGGTGTGAGGGGCTGCGCCGCGCCTATGTGCGGCGGCGGCGGTTGGTAATACAGCCCCATTATTTAGGCGAGAAATGGGCTTATGAGCCCTGGCCGAAGTTCAGCCCGACCGCCCAATTGCCCAGCGTGGCGGCTGCCGCCGGCAAATAGAGGCTGAAAGTGCTGGCGTCGCCGTACACCAGCTCGATAACCTCGCGCGGCGTCGCAACCCAAAGATAGCCGTTCAGCACATTGAAATTATCGCCGAACATGACCGTCTTGGCGCCGGCCCCCTCGACCGTGGCGTTGATGCCGCTAGTCCCGGCCGCACCCGCGGTGCCCCCGGCAATGATCGACGCCACGGTGTCGGAACGCCTCAAGCTCTGCGGCGTGGCAGAGGTGACCGTCGGGAAAGCCGTCACCTGGGTCACCGCCTGGATACGCTGCTGCGCGCTGACCGCTGAACCTTGTTGCGAGGCCCACATGCGCAGGATATTGAGCATCGGCGACACCGTCGCCGCAGGATGGATCGTGACCAGCGTTACGACCGCATTGACGAGCGTCAATCCGTCGCCGCCGACCGTATACTCTTTTGACATTAGAGGCTCCTCTCAGACAAACGACTTCCCGTTCCAGATTCGCCAGCCGTTCTGGCCAAAAATCGCCACCTTGCCGCGGCGGCAGACGATCCGCTTGGCGGTCTCGCCCGTGTCGACGTCGTTGCGCAGCACATTGAACTCGAATTCCCCGTTGTGCACTACGTACTCGGTTCCCAGCGTCCACATCCCGCCGCGCTCGTCGGTGATCAACAGCGCCGGCGGGATCTCGACGTAATTCTCGCTGCGGTTTTCGCGCTCGTAGCGAGCGCCGTTGACCGTGCCGGTGAGCAGCGCGCTGTCACGAAACATGAACCTTTGCCTCATTACGTTGCCAGAAGCGGCGCCCACTGCGGCCAAGGGTTGTAGAGCCGCGCCGTCGAAGTATAGGTAATGACGATGATGCCTTGCGCGCCGCTGCCGCCCGTACTGGTGCCGTCGGTGGACGCGCCGCCGCCCCCGCCGCCGCCGCCGTAACTGCCGCCGCCGCCCGCAGGGTGAGCCGTCAGCGGCACGTAGCCCGCAGCTCCGCCGCCGCCGCCGCCTGAGCCGTGCGAGGCGTCCCACTCAATACCGTTGCCGCCAACCCCGCCGCCGCCCGACGAGCCGCTGGTCCCACCGCCGCCGCCGCCAGAACCATGCGAACCTGCGCTTCCGGTTCCGCCTCCACTGGCGCCTCCCGCGCCGCCCGCTGTACCATCCTGCGCAGTGCCTCCAGCGCCGCCAACCGGATTAGCCGGCGCTGAGCCGGCTGTTGAGCTCCCCCCGCCGTTTCCTCCGCCGCCGCCGCTGCAATTCCGCCCAGCGGAGTTAAGCGGACCGCCCGCAGAACCATTGCCGTTAGGACCAGCTGCACCGCCGCCGCCCCCGCCGCCGCCGCCCGTGCCGTCATCGGCGATGCCGCTTGGCACACCGCCGCCGGTGCCGCCGGTGAATGTGGTTGTGCCGTTAACCCCTGCGCCGCCGGAACCACCGGCGATCGGGCCGCTGTTAGGCAGCCCTTCCGCCCCAACGGCGCCGCCCGTGGCAGATACCGTCGACAGCCCCGCGCCAGAGCCAGTGCCGTTAAACCAGGTCGCACCGCCGGCGTTTCCGGGAGTGCCTCCAGCGCCAATAGCAAGCGCCACAATAGCGCCGCGACCGCCCAGCGTAGCGGCTGATACGTTCGCGACCTTACTGTACCCGCCGCCGCCGCCGCCAGTGGTAACCTCATCAAATCCAGCAGCCGGAGTTCTGCCGGCACCCCCGCCGCCGATACACTCGATCGTGTTGGCGGCATCGTTCCAATCGGCGGGCACCGTCCATGTCGTGCCCGAAGTCAGAAAAACGACGGTCACGGCTGGCCGCCGGTGATCTCAGCTACCCGCCCAGCAAGAACGGCAATGCCGCAGCTCCAGGCACGCCTTGCGGCATTTGCGCGGCCGCTCCCATGCCGCCGAGGCCCTGCGCTTGTGGTGCGGCGGCGAGGCCAGGGATGACGCCTCCCGGCTGCGGCTGCCCTTGCCCGAGCTGTCCCGGCGCCATTTGCTGAGCAAGCAATAATTGGCTCAGCAATGGGCTTATTCCTTGCGTCGGGTGCTGATATGGGTTCGCGCCGCCGCCCGCAAGGATCGAAGCCAGGCTTTCCATTTAGGGCGTGACGGGTCCGAAGCCGGTTTCCGGCAGGTTGTAGGGACCGATAAGCGCATACCGATCAACCGGCGCGAGATCCAGTGTAGCCGTCCCGCCATCCCGAGCAATCAGTAGATCCGCACGGCGGTCGTACTCATCCTTTTCCTCGTCATACGCCAACCCCAAACGCCGCAGGAGCCGCCAGATTATGCCAAGCTCGATCACATCGTCATCGAGCAGCGGCACATCGGTATCCGCCGTCCAATCCGGCTGCGTCAGATTCCCCCACATCATCGTGAAGGTCGCGCCGGAGCCGGAACCGCTCGTCGAAAGCTGGCTCACCGGATTGGCCGGAACGGCAGTGTAATTCCCCGGCGTCGTGACCTCGACGGGGGTAATGGGTGTGCCCGGCGCGTTTGAACTGATTATCCCGCCCGGCGCATGGATCACGGTCAGAATGGCTGGCGCCGTCGATGTGCCGCCCGCTAATGTTATTGTATCCCCGACCGCATAGTTTGTTCCTCCGGTAACCAGCGCGGCATTGGCTGCCTGCTTGAGCGTCGTGGAGGCACACCAATTCTTCGAAACATACTCGTAGACGAAGGTTGACGTGACATCGCCGGTGATCGGCGGGTCGATCTCGAACTGTACTGCCGCGCCGCCCGGATCGCCGGCCGGCAGGCGGATACGCCAGCGGCGCTCAATTGAGGCCCGGCCGATGACGCTGGACTTGTACATCTGCCATTGCTGCGGCGACAGCGCGCCGCGCATACGCCAGAAGCGCGAGCGGTCCCACAGCGTATCATTCACGATCGACCGATAGTCAGGCGGCAACAGATAATCGGAAGTGCCGTTCGCGATAAAGACGTTTTCGACGGTCAGGGCCGTCCAGTTGACCCGCTCCGCCAAGCCGCGCGCTTCGCGGCGTGCCATCTGCAATAGACGAGCGGCGGCCGGATCAAAATTGTTAATGATCGCTGCCGGTATAGTCACTCCCGCATCGTTTGCCGCATTTTGACATATCTGCAGTAGGTTATTGGTCATTTGCGCTTGCTGGGCGCCTTCTTGCCCTTGCCGGCGACGCTATAGGCTATTGCCACAGCTTGTTTCTGCGGCTTCCCAGCCGCGATCTCGGTTTTGATGTTCTGCGAGAATGCGGCTTTGCTTTTGCCTTTCTTCAACGGCATGCTATTTGCCCTTTTTGCCGCGTCCGAGGACGCGATTGGCCTTGGCGTCGATCCGCTCCTCTACGGCTTTGGAGATCCGTCCGGCGTTCTCAGCTTGCGATGCTCTGGCCTTGGCGTTTGCCGCGTGAGATCGGTCAGGAACCGGATACGAACGATCCGGCCCCGCGAATTCGCCTTTTGGAAGCGCTTTACGAGCCTTAGTCGAGAGTTTTGCCACACCTATGCCTCCGTGTTTTCCTGCCCCTGTTCCCGTTGCTGTTGGCGTCTGGCGCGTCGCTCGGCAAAGCGCGCCAGAGACGATTCCGGCGCTTCCCGCACGGAATGCTGCGCTGCGGCTTGCAACGGATCGGCAAGCCCTGGAATTGCACTGGCGACGGCGTTCGGAGCGTTCTGCAACCCCATCATTTGGGCATGTAGCCGCGTAGTGATATCGCCGAGCTCTTTCACCTGATTTTCGAGCGCGGCGACCTGCGACTTCAGCGTATCGTTTTCCTTAGTTAACTCCTGCGTCAATGCCATCTTATTGGCGTCGTCAAGATATGCCCGCGCCATTGTGCGCAGGCCCATCAGGCCCGTCCCGCGCTGCGTCCCAAGATCGCTCAAGGTCGCGAGATCTTCGATTGTGTGGATTTCGAGGTATTTCAGTTCCTTGACGTTCGCCTTATTAACGGCCGGCCATTCCTCAAGAGGCGTACCCTCGATGGGCGCTTCTTCGCCCCGCTTGAATGCCTCATACTCTCGCGGCCAGCGCTGCCGTTGCTCATCGGTAATACGCCCGGCCGGGACCGTAAAGGGATTCCCGGCGATGAAGAGCTCATACCGCTCCTCCATACGGAAGATTGGCCGCCCCTGCTGCGCCGTCGCGACTTCGTCCTGTACGGCTTCCATGAAGAACTTCGGCCGGATTCCGCCTTGCATTGCTTCGGAACCGGCCCAGGAACGAGTATACTGTGCTGCGGGCATGTGTTTTCCTTTAGGCGCTTAGGTGCCCAATATAACGGTTACCGGAACGGAAGAAAAAGGCGCTTTTACCATTCGATACGCTGTAAGATGCATTCAGCGATCCGTTCATGAACGAACCAACCGGCGGATAAACCAAAACGGGACTAGCCCCGCCGTTAAAGATCAAATGGAAATCGCTGAATGCAGTCAACATGACGCCGCTGTTCGCGGCTGCAGTTGCGATTTCGTTGAACGCGGCCGATAATTTGGTAGCCGCCGTTTGGCTCGATGACCCCGCCGCAACTACCCCGGTAGCAGTATCCGCACCGAGACTGTTAGCTTGGGTATTGGGCATACCCAGAGCCATGAGTTCCGCAGGCGAAGACATGAATTTACCCTCCTCCAGTCTTGTCCGACGCCCCGACAGCCACTGCGCCCGGAATGGTGGACGCCGGGGCCTTCTTTACCAGGCCGGCGATGAGGCCCTCGATTTCCTCGGTTTCTTCCGGCACCAGCGAGTGCCCGCGCAACAGCATCATCGCGCACCACAGCAGCAACTTGCGTTCTGTTTCCGTCATTTCCGTCTCCGTCAGACTAGGTAATGTTGCCCTGCATGAACGGCCGGTTGATCTGGCACAGGAACTGAAGAGCCGCCGGGGTCCCCTCAGCCGTGACCGAACGTGCGTTCAGCACTTCCTTGCCGGCCGCCAATGTCGCGGTGACCGCACCGCTGCCCGCCGCAAAGACCGGGACGTTGGCGGTTACTGAGTTGGTGGCGCTGGCAACAGCGAGAGCCAGCCCAGCGATCTGGAACCAACCCAGAGCATAGGTCGGCGATCCGGACGGGTAGGCCGCCATAGCAACGGCCACAGGTTGCGCCAGATTCCCGGTACTCGGGAGCAACGCCGACAGAAACTCCGCCCCAGTCGTCCCGCTAGGCGTAGTCGTGCCATAAGCGCCATAAGTCACCCAGGAGCCGACTAGGGTCGAGGCGACCATCTGCAGGTAGATAAACTCGCCCTCGCCGTAAACCGGGTCATAGGCCCGGATGATGGAACCGAGCGGATGCTCCTGATTGGCGAGCGGCGTCTGTCCCGACTGCAGCGTGGTGTTCGGGACATTGACAAACGCGATCGGCTGAATGCCGAAGCGGGCTTCTACAGGCGTAAACATGATTTCATCTCCTCAGTTCGTGAGCACGCCTTGCAGGAACGCATTCGACATGCAGAGATTGCCGGCCCAGCCGATCAGCTTGACCATTGCGTCCTGATTGACGCTGAAACGGTCCGGATCGAGCGGGACCATGTCGCGTTCGCGGTGCGGCCGGAAGAAAATGTACTCCGTATTGAGGAAGTA